CTTACAAAAGAAAAGATTCAAATTACTGGATACTTGAGAAAACTAGCAACACAGAACGAAGCAGTAGAAACTGCAGGTACTCCTGTGAATGAACAGTTTGATAGAATGCTTTCAGAAGCATTTTCTAAGTTCGAAATTCCAGCATAACATACCAAAAAAACCAATAAAATCAGGGATCCTATTAGGGTCCCTTTTTTTTGTGGAAAAAAATACAAAAAACACGTATTTAACGCTTGACTTTGCTCCCGAAGATAAGTATAATAGTAAACATGTTTGAGAGTAAACTGTTTACACTTAGGCTAATAAAACAAAACAAACTAATACAGGCTAATATAGGAGAATAAAATATGGCTACTTTAGCAGAAATCCGTGCAAAACTTCTTGCACAAGATAACAAATCGGCAGATAATGCCAACGCAAATAGAGGCACAGATGCCATCTATCCTTTCTGGAATATGGATACTGATTCTACATCAGTTATTCGTTTTCTTCCGGATTCAGACAATTCAAATACTTTTTTCTGGCGTGAGAGACAAATCATCAAGATGCCTTTTCCAGGTGTCAAAGGGGGTGACGAATCGAAACCAGTAACAGTACAAGTTCCTTGTATTGAAATGTGGGGTGATACATGTCCCGTACATGCAGAAATTCGTCCTTGGTTCAAAGACCCTTCTATGGAAGATATTGGACGTAAGTATTGGAAGAAACGTTCTTACATCTTCCAAGGATTTGTTGTTCAAGATCCAATGAACGAAGCAACTCCAGAAAATCCAATTCGTAGATTCGTAATTGGGCCACAAATCTTCAAACTATTGAAGGCGGCTCTAATGGATCCAGATATGGAAAATCTTCCAACTGACTATGATGCAGGTACAGACTTCCGTCTTACTAAAACGCAAAAAGGTCAGTATGCAGACTATTCAACTTCAAATTGGGCACGTAAAGAGCGTTCTCTAAATGAAGAAGAACGTCAGGCGGTTGAAACTCATGGTCTATATGACTTGGGTGATTTTATGCCGAAGCGTCCTAGTGATGAAGAAGTTCGTATCATTATGGAAATGTTCGAAGCATCAGTTGATGGGCATCTTTATGACCCAGAAAAATGGGGTTCTTACTATAAACCATATGGATTGGATGTAGGTAATACTAAGCCAGCATCATCGGCACCAACTGCATCAGCAGTAACACCGAAGGTTGCGGAGGCTCCAGTAGCACAAACTTCAACTCCAGCTGAAACACCGGCTCCTGTACAAGCAGAAGCAACACCTCAACCAGCAATGGCAGAGGCGAGTGCGCCAGCAAGTGGTGGTCAGGGAACTGATGCCGCTGATATCCTGAAAATGATTAGAAGTCGTAAGTCTGATTAATCATTAACAACTAGTGAGGGAGACTTTGTGTCTCCCTCCATATCAAAGGAGTAGAATATGCCAAGAGCATTTGACGTAAGTAAATTTAGAAAAAGTATCACAAAAGCAGTTCCAGGCGTTAGTTCTGGTTTTCGTGACCCTGATACTTGGATCTCAACAGGTAACTACTGTCTAAACAAGTTAATCAGTGGAGACTTTTATAAAGGTATTCCACTAGGAAAAGTAACAGTATTTGCAGGCGAAAGCGGTGCAGGTAAATCATATGTTGCGGCAGGCAACATTGTCAAGGCGGCACAAGACCAAGGTATCTTTGTAGTTCTGATAGACTCAGAAAATGCATTAGATGAGAAATGGCTACATGCATTGAAAGTAGATACTGCCGAAGACAAACTGTTGAAATTAAATGTGGCAATGATTGACGATGTTGCTAAAATTATTAATGACTTTATGAAAGATTACAAGGCGGAGTATGCTGATGCAGAAGACTCAGAACGTCCTAAAGTAATGTTTGTTATTGATAGTTTAGGAATGATGTTGACACCAACTGACGTTGACCAGTTTCAAAAAGGTGATATGAAAGGTGACATGGGTCGTAAACCTAAAGCACTAGCATCACTAGTTCGTAACTCAGTTAATATGTTTGGTGATTACAATGTAGGACTAGTATGTACTAATCACACATATGCATCACAAGATATGTTTGACCCGGATGATAAGATTTCAGGTGGACAAGGGTTTATCTATGCATCAAGTATTGTTGTTGCAATGAAAAAACTTAAACTAAAAGTTGACGCAGACGGTAATAAAACATCACAAGTACACGGTATTCGAGCGGCTTGTAAAGTAATGAAAACACGTTATGCAAAACCATTTGAAAGCGTACAAGTAGAAATTCCATACGAAACAGGTATGAGTCCTTACAGTGGTCTTTTGGATTTCTTTGAAGCAAAAGGTGTACTAGTCAAGCAAGGCAATCGTTTGAAATATATGACTAAAGCAGGCGAAGAAATGATTGAGTTCCGTAAAAACTGGACTGATGAAAAACTTAACGTAGTAATGGAAGAATGGAATGATAGAAATTTTGATGATGAATCAGAAGAACTAGAAGCTCCAGAATTAGATAACATCGAAGTAAACGAGGAAGCATAATGGCTAAATATTTTTCGACCAAGTGCTATGGGCATAACATTGGACTAAGTGCAGTGTTTAGACAGCCCCATGCAGATTCACATTGTAGTTTATTACATGGATATAGTTTATCATTCAAATTTACATTTGGATGTAATGAACTAGATGAACGTAATTGGGTAGTAGATTTTGGTGGATTAAAACCACTAAAGAAATGGCTAGAGGATAGTTTCGACCATAAAGTAGTTTGTGATAGAAATGACCCTCTGTTGTATAAGTTGACTGAATTAGAATCATCTGGTCTAGCAGAACTTACACTATTAGATGGTGTAGGGGTCGAAAAATTTTCAGAACACGCTTGGCGTTTTGCGGATAAACTCGTAAGAGAATCTTCAAATGGTAGGTGTTTTTGTGTAAGAGTAGAATGTGCGGAACATGGCGCAAATTCGGCAATTTATGAGGCATACATGCCTCATCGTTTATGAGGACCAAATGGCGGCAGTAGAGTTAGAAACAGTATTTGAGTTATGGGAAAAAGTTTTACCTTTTATCCCAGCAAAAGATAAATTAGAAGCGGCAGAAACATTTATTAAAGTGTGCGATGATAGTGGAATCGAACAAAATGAGATAGATGAATTTGCTGAAGGAGACAAGATACTTGAAACGGCGGTAGACAGGTATTTCGAAGAATTTGAAGATGAAGAGGAAGACTGGTAATGGAAAATTGGTATAGTAAGGTAGTTAAGGATTGGGCTAAAATTCCTGATTGCGTTGATTACTTCACCAATGAATTATCGGATGCACGTTCAGAAGTAAGAATTTATGGCAATGTGGAGAAAAATGCTACACATTTGCCATCTTACGTTGAATTGCGTTTTGCTCAATTACAAGAACTTGAAGCAATCCTAGAACATCTAAATATACAGTTACGTAAAAAACGTAGTGAATATTTACGAAAATATTTAGAGAACTACAACAAGGCACTTAGTTCCCGTGATGCAGAAAAGTATGCAGATGGCGAAGCTGAGGTTGTTGCTATTAGTGAACTAATAAATCAAGTAGCATACACCCGTAATCAGTATTTAGGTATAACAAAAGGTTTTGAGATTAAACACTTTCAGTTAACCAATATAATTAAGTTACGAGTAGCAGGAATGGAAGATGCAGAAATAAACAACAGACATTAATGAACACCGGTAATGAGTAAATACATTACCAGTTAGAGAGATAAAACATGAGCGAAATTAAAGTAATCAAAAGAGACGGCATCCCAGAGCCACTAGACTTAGAAAAAATGCACAAAGTTGTGATGTTTGCATGTGAAGGCATTGCAGGTGTAAGTGCAAGTGAAGTAGAATTAAAATCACATATTCAATTTTTTGATGGTATTACTAGTGTAGAAATACAAGAAACATTGATTAAAGCCGCGGCAGATTTAATATCAGAAGAAACTCCAAACTATCAATGGGTAGCGGGTAATCTTGTGAACTATCATTTGAGAAAAATGGTATATAACAGTTTTGAACCATGGCATATTCGTGATATTATTAAATTAAATACAGAAAAAGGTTTCTATGATCCATCACTACTTGAAGATTATTCAGAAGAAGATTGGGAAGAAATTAATAGTTTTATCAAACACGAAAGAGATTTCAATATTGCATATGTTGGTATGGAACAGTTTCGTGGCAAATACTTAGTTCAAAATAGGGTAACTGGGCACCATTTTGAAACACCGCAGATTACATACGCTCTAATTTCTGCATCTTTATTTGGTAACTATCCAAAAGAAACAAGAATGAAATATGTCAGAGAATACTATGATTCAATTAGTAATTTTGATATCTCTCTGCCTACTCCTGTTATGGCTGGCGTACGTACGCCACAGCGACAGTTTTCATCCTGTGTTCTGATTGAAACAGACGATTCACTAGATTCTATAAATGCTACCTCTAGTGCAGTGGTCAAGTATGTTTCTCAGAAAGCAGGCATAGGTATTGGTGCCGGTAGCATCCGTGCTATAAATTCACCAATACGAAATGGAGATGCAAGTCATACAGGAGTTATTCCTTTTTATAAATTATTTCAAGCAAGTGTAAAATCATGTTCGCAAGGCGGCGTCCGTGGCGGAGCGGCAACTTTATATTATCCGTTATGGCATTACGAAGTAGAAGACTTATTAGTATTAAAGAATAACAAAGGCACAGAAGATAATAGAGTACGTCATATGGATTATGGTGTACAATTTAATAAATTAATGTATGAACGTCTAATGAGTGGAGGAGATATTACATTATTCTCTCCATCTGATGTTCCTGGTCTATATGAAGCATTCTTTGATGACCAAGATAAATTTCGTGAATTGTATGAAAAAGCAGAACGTTCTACTAAAATTCGTAAAAGAACAGTTCCTGCATTAGACTTATTTTCAGCATTTATGAATGAACGTAAAAATACAGGTCGTATATATTTGATGAATGTAGACCATGCAAATGAGCATAGTTCATTCATTTCAGATATGGCACCTATACGACAGTCAAACTTATGTTGCGAAATTAATCTACCAACGAAGCCTTTAAAACATTTACATGATGAAGAAGGTGAAATTGCTCTTTGTACTCTTAGTGCGATTAATTGGGGAAATATTAAAACACCAGAAGACTTTGCTAAACCTTGTGAGTTAGCAGTGCGTGGCTTGGATGCTCTATTAGATTATCAAAGATATCCTGTACTTGCGGCTGAAATTTCAACTAATAATAGAAGACCTCTTGGTGTTGGTATTATTAATTTTGCATACTGGTTAGCTAAGAATGATACAAACTATTCTGACCCTGATTTAAAACTTGTTGATGAATGGGCAGAAGCGTGGTCGTATCATCTTATCAAAGCATCTAATACTTTAGCACAAGAATACAATGCATGTCCGTTATCATCACAAACTAAGTACGGAAACGGAATTTTGCCAATTGATACATATAAACCTGAGGTTGATGAATTAGTAAAAAGAAAATATACACAAGACTGGAAAGGTCTAAGAAAAGATTTAAAAAAACACGGCATTCGTAACTCAACACTGATGGCACTTATGCCTGCTGAAACGTCTGCACAAATATCAAATTCAACTAATGGTATAGAACCACCGAGAAGTATGGTTAGTGTTAAGCAGTCCAAACATGGTGTGTTAAAGCAAGTTGTGCCCGGTATTCACAAGTTAAAAAACAAGTATGAGTTGTTATGGGACCAAGAGTCGCCAGAGGGATATCTAAAAATTATGGCTGTATTACAAAAATATATTGACCAAGGTATATCAGTTAACACTTCATACAACCCTATATTCTTTGAAGATGAAAAGATACCAATGTCAGTGATGTTGCAACATCTTATTATGTTCTACAAATACGGTGGTAAACAACTTTATTACTTTAATACATTTGATGGACAAGGGGAAATTGATGTAAGTAAAGATATTCCAGAGGATTTGAAGTCAAGGGAAGAGTTTAACAGCGACATAGAGTATGAAGAATATTGTGATAGTTGTGCTATCTAAATATCAAATGACAAAGTAACAAAAAAGATAAATATCACATTAGAACTAGAAAGTAGAGAGATATAAATGTCAGTATTCAATTCAGATAATAAAGCAGACCATACGAAAGCATTGGCTTTCTTAGACCCATCAGGCGGAGTAGCAATTCAACGTTTTGATATGTTAAAATACAAACAGTTTGATAAACTTACTGACAAGCAACTGGGTTTCTTTTGGCGTCCAGAAGAAGTAGATGTAACTAAAGATTCAAATGATTTTAAAAATCTTACAGACCATGAGCGTCATATCTTTACATCAAATCTAAAGCGTCAAATTCTACTAGATAGTGTACAAGGTCGTGCACCAGTAGAAGCATTTGGCCCACTAGTATCTATTCCAGAACTAGAAGCATGGATCCAAACTTGGACATTTTCAGAAACAATTCACTCACGTTCATATACACACATTATTAGAAATGTTTATTCAGACCCATCAAAAGTATTTGATGAAATGATGGATATCAATGAAATCATGGATTGTGCAGATGATATTTCTAAAAACTATGATGAACTAATTGAAATGACAGGTTTCTATAACTTGTTGGGCGAAGGCACACATACAGTCAATGGTAAGAAAGTACCAATCAGTGAATATGAAATTAAAAAATCTCTATATAAAACACTTATGAGTGTTAATATTTTAGAAGGTGTTCGTTTCTATGTCTCATTTGCTTGTTCATGGGCATTTGCAGAACTTAAAAAGATGGAAGGCAATGCTAAGATTATTAAGCTAATTGCACGTGATGAAAATCTACACTTGGCATCTACACAAACACTTCTAAAACTTCTACCAAAAGATGATCCAGACTTCATTCAGATTGCTAAAGAGACAGAAGAAGAATGTATCCAAATGTTTGTAGATGCAGTAGAACAAGAAAAAGAATGGGCACAGTATCTATTTAAAGATGGTTCAATGATTGGTTTGAATGCAAAATTACTTGATGACTATATTGAGTGGATTTGTTGCAAACGTATGACAGCCGTTGGACTAAAATGTCCATACAAAACGTCACAAGCAAACCCATTACCTTGGACACAAAAATGGATTGCTGGCGCAGATGTACAAGTTGCACCTCAAGAAACAGAAATTTCATCTTATGTTATTGGTGGTGTAAAACAAGACGTTGATAAAGAAACATTTGGCGGAATGTCTCTATGATTGATGCAACTGCAATGGGTACTGTAGTTTATGATGTTCAAGACCATATAGCACTAGAACCAAATAATAATGCACATTATTGTTTAATACCTAAACAAGTAGACCAAAATCTTATCTTAAAGCTACACAAGATAATGATGGATATTGGTAATCATAATATCAGATTAGAGAATTGTGATACCTATGAAATAACAATGCGATTTATAGATAAACATCCAATAGTAGAAATGTTTATCAACAAAGAGGACTAAATGACTGAATTTACGGAAGAATGGATTAGGCTTAATAACTTTAAGTTTTCTATGCAAAATGAGGTAGCAAGACTACCAGAAACTGAATTAGACAGAAAAATAATTGATAGACAATTAATACCATTTATACAGAACTCATATCCAGATAAGAAAGATATCAATATCTTAGATATTGGCTGTAATGAAGGTTATGCTATGGAAAAATTTTCCGAGTTGGGATACACTAACGTTCAGGGAATTACTATTGAAAAAGAAGAATGGGACAAATGTAAAGCAAAAGACTTAAAAGTACATCTTATGGATTACAATTTTAATCAAGTAATGAACAACTATTTTCATGTGGTATGGATGCGTCAATCATTGCAGTTTTCTCATATGCCATTTTTTACGCTTTTAGAACTCAATAGAATGATGAAAATCAATGGTTGGGCTTATATTGAAGTTCCGCATTCAACAAACGAACACAAATATTATGCTACATTACATCCGGATAACTACAGATTGTTTATGATTCGTGCAGGATTTGAAATAGTACAATATGACTATTATGAATTAAATTCAGATGGCAAAAGTGAGAGGCATGTTTTCTTTGCTTTAAACAAGCGTAGAAACATCCAACTAGCTAACGCAGATACAATTTCAGACAAATAATTTTATAAAAAGCTAATAAAACTGCGGCTTTTTTGCCTATTTTTTTCCTTGACATACTATGCAACTTATGATATTCTAATCCATAAGAAAAGGAGGTACTTTATGTTTAATTGGTTAAACCGTAAAGATACACTAACACCTAAAGGAGAAATGATGAAAACATCAAAACAAGAGAAAATAATCAATGCATTAAAAGACGGAGAAGCATTGACAGAAGCTACTATGAAAAATAGGTATGGAGTTGCAAATCCGAGAGCAACTATCAGTGCTTTGAGAATGAAAGGTTACGCCGTATATGCTAATAAAAGCAAACATGGTAAAACTGTATACAGACTAGGAGCTCCCCTAAGAAGGGTTGTAGCCGCTGGTTACAGAGCCTTAGCAGACGAAAAAGTGTTTGGGTAAAAAATAATATAATGCCCTGGCCTCTAAAGCCAGGGCCAAACAATCAACCAAAGATGATTTATGACGAGAAAAATCAAAGTGAAATTCACTGATGATAAAGAATTTATAGAAGAAAAAGAAGGTTTAGGACTTAAAAAACTATTCAAATCAATCAAAGCGCCCGATGGCCTTACTCATTTAAGAGTAGAATATACTAACAGAAAAGGCACAAAAATTGACAGATGGGCAAAAATACCTAAAAATAAAGACTAAAATACCCAAAAACTTGACAGAATCACGAATCATGCTATAATGTTTACATAATCAATAGAAAGAGGGTAAACAATATGGCTTATATTTCAACTAACGAAGTAAAAGAAGTTCGTAAAGCACTCAAAGAGAAGTTCGGTAAAAACATCAAGTTCTCAGTAACACGTGACCATTATACAGGCATTAGCGTTTCAATTATGGAAGGCGTAATGGACTTTTATGGTGATAAGGACATGGGTCATACTGACCGTTATAACAACGATAAGTTTTATCCGTTCACTGGTCATGCACAGATTAATCATTATCACACACATATGTATGGGAAATATGAATCGTTATTTGACGATATCAAAGAAATTTGTCATACTGCTCCTGCTAAAGCCGAAGGCGGACGAGCATATTATGACAACTCAGATGCAATGATTGATTATTTTGATACCGCATTTTATGTAAACATCAATGTCGGTAAATGGGATAAACCTTATATTAAAAAGGCGGCATAATATTGTATACTGTAAAAATTAAAGGCACTAATAAAGTTGTGGCATATTGCTCCGAGTGGAAAGACGCAAAAGCATATTTTCACTCTCAAAAACTTGATGGTGTAGAATATGTAATCGAAACAGCAGTGAATGAAGAAACTGTACAGATTGTAGACAAGTTTGAGGAATAAAGAATGAATTTGAAAAACAACACACTGGAAGATGCTATTTCTAAAAATATACCGGTATATTTGGTATATAAGGAAGATACAAAAGAAATATTAGAGTGGTGGCCATTTGGTGAAGCATTGGCAAAATCTAGTGCTGGAATGCGTAATAGTATGCATGGACCGGAAAGTCATAATTATGCAACTTGGGACAAGTATGTACTAATACGTGATAAGCATAATAAACATCTTAAACAACTGGAAGAGATTGAGCGGAGGTTATGATATGGCTAAAGCCCAAAGGAATGATTATTCTGTACCACGACCGGTATGTCAAACAGAAGGATGTGAAGATTTAGCACATAATACGGCATCAGCAGACAAGCCTGTTTGGCGAAAATACTGCGGAAAGTGTCACAATTTAAGACGAAAGAATTTTCAAAATTTATCATCGAATTTAACAAAGCGCCAATATCCGACATGTACAATTAAGAATTGTAGAAAAAAAGCAACATTGTTAGGAACAAATCACGAAGGAGAACTTAAGTTTTCTGAATACTGTGAACAGCATGGCGGCACCCCTTATCATTTACAATGGCGAAAACCTTACTGTGAAAATATAGATGGTCGTTTGGGATTTAAATGCACCACCAATATATATTATGACCCGCCATTGCCTAAATCAATAGAATGGTTAAGAGATTATGGATTCCCTCAACCGATGTTACAAGTAGACCATATGGACGGCAATCCATATAATGAACCAACTGATGGTTCTAATTTTCAGACATTATGTGCATGTTGTCATACATATAAAACATGGAAATCTGGAGACTCCCAGACAGCCGGCCGTAAACAACTTAAAGAAGCCGCAAATAATAATGAAATTAAATAGGTACAAAAACTTGACAATATAGCGAATCGTGTTATAGTATATACATAATGAAAATTAAAACACAACATAGGAGTGAATACATGAGTGAGAACATGCAAGTAGCACAAATCGAAAAAGGTACATATAGAAATGAATCAGTAGAAGGTGCGTTTCCGGTTGTTTCAAGTCTGAAACAAGCTAAAGACGGGTCTTGGTTTATTACTGTTAATGCTGAGGAAAGTAAATTTAATAATCCTAAGATTAGGGTTAAAGTTGACCCAGAAAATGTAAAAGTTTCTGAAGGTTCTGTTGCGTCTGTTAATGAAACAGATGAAGAGGCGATGAATCGGATTGCTGAACGTTTCTCTATTTTAGATGAAATGACCGAGGCAACAATCGATGGTGTTGTTAGAGGTATGGTAGTTTCAGGACCCCCTGGTGTTGGTAAAACATTTGGTGTTGAGCAAGTACTTGAAAAGGATTCAATCTTTGACATGATGGCTGATAAGCCTCTTAGACATACTTTTGTAAAAGGTACAATGTCTGCGATTGGTCTTTACTCTACACTTTACAAATACTCTGATCCAAAGAGTATCGTAGTACTAGACGATTGTGATAGTATTCTTTTTAATGAGGATGCACTAAACATTCTTAAGGCTGCACTTGATAGCGGTAAGAAGAGGAAGATTTCTTGGAACTCTGACTCACATTTCTTAAGAAGGGAAGGTGTTCCTGATACTTTCGAATTCAAAGGTTCAGTTATCTTTATCACTAACTTGAAATTTGATAAAGTTAAAGGTAACAAAATCAAAGACCACTTGGAAGCAATTCTTTCAAGGTGTCACTATCTTGATTTGACTATGGACACTGCAAGAGATAAAATCTTGAGAATTAAACAGATTGCGAGAGACGGTGGTCTATTTGATACTAAAGGTTTGAGCAAGGAACAGGAAGTTGAAATTATTGACTTCATGGTTGAAAATCAAAAGAAATTGAGAGAAGTTTCTTTGAGAATGGCTCAGAAAATTGCAGACCTTAGAAATATGTCTAAGTCAGGAGACAGATGGAAGAGTTTAGCTGAGACCACTTGTATGAAACGAGCGGCATAAAGCTACAACAGTTAACTAAGAGCCATCTTAGTTATACCGAGACGGTACTAGGTTTCTCTCACTCGCCTAGTATCGTCTTTTTTCATTTATACTATTGCATTTTCTTTCGAAACATGCTATAATCAAATCATAATGAATGTAGAAGAAACAAAAAATAAGATTATAGAAAATCTCAAAGGTGTGCATGACCCTGAAATGGGGTGTGATGTATATAATCTAGGACTGATATATGATGTAGTAGTAGGAACAGGTTACTGCGATATCACTATGAGTTTGACAAGTGCATTCTGTCCAGCGGCAGATATCATTGTACAAGATGTGAAGGATGCGGCAACGGCGGTAGATGGTATTAATGACTGTAAAGTAGAAGTCACATTTAATCCAGCTTGGACGCCAGAAAGATTAACAGAAGATGGCCATGCATATTTAAATTATATGTATTCGGATTATATGGATTAATAGATGAAAGAATGTATCATTAAAATCAAGGATGAAGTAAACATTAAATTAGAAGGACTCGACCCGGCTACTCGTAGGAAGTGTTCTGACAAGTTAAAGTTTTTCTTGCCACATGCGTATCATATGCCAGCATTTAAATTAGGACGTTGGGATGGTACAGTGAGGTTCTGCGATGTTGGTGGTAGAACATTTTTAAATTTACTTGATGATGTATTGCCAGTTATAATGGACAATGGGTATGAAGTAAAAATTGAAGATAACAGAGAAACGCACTCTTTGGAATTCACAAAAGTATCGGAAGATTATTGGGGTGATACTGTATGGCCAACTGGACATGTAGCAGAGGGCGAAAACATCATTTTAAGAGACTATCAGGTAGATATTGTCAATAAGTTCATAGAGTATCCACAATGCTTACAAGAGGTCGCCACAGGCGCAGGAAAGACTATTATAACAGCCACTTTATCTAAGATAGTAGAAATTTATGGTCGTAGTATTGTGATTGTACCAAATAAGGATTTGGTAAGGCAAACATTTGAAGATTATGAAAACTGTGGATTGGACGTGGGTGTGTATTTTGGTGATAAGAAAGATATAGGAAAAACGCACACAATCTGTACTTGGCAAAGTTTGAATTCGCTATTGAAAAAATCTAAAAAAGGTGAAGCGAATATACAGGAATTTATTGAAGACGTAATCTGTGTTATGGTCGATGAGGTTCATCAGGCAAAGGCAGATGTACTCAAAGAATTACTAACTGGTGTATTTTCGAATGTTCCTATTCGTTGGGGCTTGACTGGAACTATACCAAAGAGTGATTGGGAATCAGCTTCATTGAGAAGTTCATTGGGACAAGTTATCAATAAACTAGCGGCCAAAGAGTTACAAGACCAAGGGGTACTTGCTAAGTGTCATGTTAATATTGTACAAACGTGCGAAACAGCAGAGTATGGTGACTATCAAAGCGAACTAAAGTTTTTATTAGAAGATAAAAAACGTATGCAGTATGTGGCAAATATGATTAAGGATATATCTAAATCAGGCAATACATTAGTTTTAACTGGTAGAATTAGTAACGGAAATATGTTACAAGAACTATTAGATGGTTCTGAATTCGTTCAGGGATCAATGAAAGTAGTTGATAGAAAAGATGCATATGATGAAATTAATCAAGCAACAAATTCAATAACTATTGCGACTTACGGTGTCGCCGCGGTGGGAATTAATATTCCAAGAATATTCAATCTGGTATTGCTTGAACCAGGCAAAAGTTTTGTACGTGTAATACAGTCTATAGGACGAGGCGTGCGTATTGCAAAAGATAAAGACTTTGTGAATGTTTGGGATGTAACAAGTAGATGTAAATTCAGTAGACGCCATTTAACAGAACGTAAAAAATATTATAAGGATGCAGAGTATCCTTTTACAATAGATAAGGTAAATTATTAATGAAAATTTTAACACCAGAAAATCACTGTTATGAAATGAACAGTCTACCAGAAAATGAAATTGAAGACATAAGATATTGCGTAATGGATGTAACAGATAAGAATGAACCAGACTTCTTTTTTATTCCATTAGTGTTTATTGAAACATTTAACGCACCTAGTATTAACTTAAGTATCGGCCCTTGGACAATAGAAATGCCAATAGATTGGAATATTTTAATTGGAGATCCTGACTTAGGACAATTAGAATTTATTCCATTGACAAGTATTAATGAAAGATCCTTTCAAACTATCTTGACAAATCCTCTCGCAGGCTTTACAATGGGGTGGGAAGACATTAAAGTTAACAACGTATTTGCAGATGTAAAATGGTTTTTTCCAAAACTAAAATATGGACATATATTAGTTATACCATTAGAGCATGGTCCTAAACCAAAGTGTGCATATTTCGTTAAAGACTTAAATAGAATTCCAGACGTATTAAACAGTTATGATTTTTTCTAAGGAGTAAAAATGGCAGACAAAATACCACTAAAGGATATGCTCAGTGCGATGGATCGCAGAGACTTTGATTGGTATTCCAACCTTGCGGATGAACAAAAGAAGACGTTTTCAAGCTGGTTGTTTCTTAGATATGCAAGTAGTGCCAAAGGAAAAGACAAAGATGAAGTGTTACTTAATACAAATGAATTTGTAAATAAGAATTACACAGATTTATATAAGCATGAAGATTTGATGTGGAAGTTATTTTGTTTAACATCAACTGGCAAAAAACAATTTCATGAATATATCAAACCACCAAATTCTCGTATTAAGAAAGATACAGTTACCCAGTTTATAGCACAAACATACCCTCATATGAAAGGCGATGAAATTGAATTGTTTAGACAGTTGAATTCTGATGATGATATAAAACAAATGGCAAGAGATACTGGAATGAGCGATAAAGAGTTTGAAGACATTTTTGGTAAAACTAAAAAAAGGAAAAAGAAATGACAAATGATGAATTAGTAAACACAATTAGAGTATTACAAAAAGAAATTGGCATACTGCAAGAAAGAATTCAACCAACAGCGACCGGACATCTACATACTACTATTGGTGTATTAGAAGATAGAGTAGAAGAACTTGTAAATGCAGTGAAAGGCGTGAGCGATGAGTGAAGAAGTAACTGAAATTAAAGTAGGCGGCTCATATGATATTAATGCTTATTTTAAGAAAAGTCTAACAGAGATTGAAATGTTTAGACATGAAAGTGGAAAAGCACTTAACACAGAAATATTGTGGCGTAATGGTACATTTAGAATTACTATAACAAACGAAGAAGAATGCGAATACTTACAATCGTCTTTAGGCGAAGATGGTGAGATATGGGATTTCGAAGATTATGAAAATATCGAAATGATTGACTCATTTGATGGTTGTGCAGAAGACTTTGTTTTTTATGGAAGTGGCGATAACGCATGGTCTGATGAAGATAAAGAAAAACTAGAAGAAGACTATGATGCTCAATTGGAAAGCGAAGAATGGCAATCCCGATATGAGTTTTTAGAAGAAAAAGGTTATGAGTCACAGGGTTGCAATTGGCAAATCCATGGCGGTGTGCAAGCCGTTGAAGCAGACGGAGAAGCCAATAGCTATTAAACCGAACGGACCCGTAGTTCAGCTGGATAGAATGCCTGTCTACGAAACAGGAGGTCAGAGGTTCGAATCCTCTCGGGTCCGCCAGAAAGAGTAATGATAGATGTTTGAATGTAAATTTTGTAATAGAAGTTTTAAGAGGGAGAAAACTCTTATCGCTCATATGTGCGAACAAAAAAGAAGATTTACAAATAAGGATTCTAAGTATGTTAGATTAGGATTTTTAGCTTATAACAGATTTTACGAAATATCACAGGCTGTGGGTAGCAAGAAAAGAACATATGAATCTTTTGCAAAGAGTAGTTACTATACTGCATTTACAAAATTTGGTAAATATATTATAGACGTAAATGCAATAGACCCAGAAAAGTTTATAGATTTTGTTATAACAAGTGGAGTCAAGTTAGATAAATGGTGCTCTGATGCAGTGTATGAGACATACATTAGAGAACTAAATAAGAAAGAGACTGCCGAACGTGCAGTTGAAAGAGGCATTTTATTGATGCAACAATGGGGAATGGAAAATGATAGACCGTATAATGTATTCTTTAGGGAGATTAGTAAGCCACGTGCTATACACTGGATCAAATCAGGACGCATTAGCCCTTGGATTATTTTTAATTCTGCTTCTGGTTCTGAACTTTTAAATAGTTTTAATGACCATGAGTTGAATTTGATTAATGAATATCTTGAACCTACATTTTGGTCAAGAAAATTTCAAGTTAGGAACGAAGATGTTCTTTTTGTAAAACAAGTTTTGGAGACAGCAAAAATATGAACCCAAAAGATGAATTACTATTTAAAAAAATAGATAGTTTGAAAGATACCTTAGACCAAACTAATAGGACACTAAAGGTCTTGCAGTCGCAAGTGATGGATCTATTAGAACAAAACAAACGTTATGAAAAGCGTTTAAAGTTTTTAGAAGGGAAACGGTAATGGCAACTAAAAAAGTATCACATGCAACATCAAGAGTGGTAGAAATACAAGAAGACCCTGACACAAAAGAATGTTATTTTGTATTACCACAAGATGTTATCAAAAGTTTAGGCTGGAGCGATGAAGATGAGTTGGAATGGATAGAAAATTCTGATGGCAGTTGGTCGTTAAGAAAAGTCGAGGAAAAAAATGAATGATAAAAAATATATTTATGAAAGTCCAGATGGAGGCAAAACTGTGACTAGAAGAATTAGTGGAAGTATGGAAAAAGAATTACTGGAAGAATTTGACGAAATACAAACTTGGAAAAAAGAAGAATTAGAAAGACAAAGAGTCGATGAAGATTTTATATTAAGCGATTCTACTTTTGATTTGACCGTTACATCGACTTCTCCAACTACTGTCACGTTGCCAGATTATACATATAGTAGTTCACCTTCTAGTTTGACACTAGGCGGAAGTGGGTACACGTTTGAAGATGTAGATCCAGATTTGCATGTGACAGTTAATGGCAAAGAAAGAAAAATGAGCGAAGTCATTGAACAAGTAGATGATATTTCAAAAAGATTAAAAGTTTTACAAAAGCCTGATGAAAAGACTTTAGAAAAATATAAAGTACTTGCAGATATATATGAGCAATATAAAATCGCAGATGCATTTTTGAATTCACCAGGACCGGAGGATGAAGATGAAGAAGATTAATTATGATTGGTCTAAAGTAGAAAAAGGCATTCAACACATTGCAATGCAAATGTATGAAAGTGAATGGAGACCTGATTATATTGTTGGTATAACACGTGGTGGGTTAGTACCAGCGGTTATGTTATCTCATATGACTAACATTCCAATGCATACACTTTCAATACAACTTGGTGCAGATGGACTTGAAGAAAATACAGAAAGTAATTGCTGGATGGCAGAAGATGCCTTTGGTTACAAAGATAAGCAAAAAAACATATTAGTTATTGACGATATCAATCGTGGCGGTGATGCTCTTGCATGGCTCATGAATGATTGGAAAGCTGGTTGCTTACCTAACGATACGTTAACTTGGGAAAACATTTGGCACGATAATGTTAAGTTTGCATCACTTATTATGGATCCAAATTCTATTGTAGATACTGATTATTATTATGAAGAACTATACTCAGAAGATGACAATTGGATAACATTTCCTTGGGAAACATGAAACACCATATACCAAAAAAATTAAATCAACAAACACACTTATTAGAATATTTCGCTGGAACTTATGGTGATTACTTATCTGGTATAATTTCTTACTCTGTTAAAGGTTATTATGATAACTATGCCACTATGGATGAACATGATAGATATTGGGAAACAGATAAAGCAATAGTAAGAAGAAATAGATATGCGTTAGGCCTAAGAGGAAACGGATATGAACATGTTGAAAACTATACAGACTATATGCTATCGCATAAAATATGGTTAGATTTTCAACCTCATTTTGATTCACTTTCACCAACTAAGGTATTGTTTAATACACATCCTAGATTGATACTAGATTCACCTTATGATAACCCTGAAATCTATAGAACAATAACGAATAAATTTAATAGTACACATACCAAGTTTCTGTCTATTTCTTTAGATTTTAATTCTATGTTTAAAGTTGCATGTAATGAATATTATACTAGTAGGATGCACGAAGAAGACGATGATGCTCTCAGGGCGTTTTATGGCGTCTTCAAGGCGCAAGTAGACAAGCAAAAGGGTGCGTTAATATGTATCCCAAAAGATAAACTTTTCGTAGTAAATGATATTGATAATTTATCACCTAAAGATATATCTATATACGGTGATGTTGATAGAGAAAGATTTATACATTACCAAGATTTATATAATCTGCATAAAATGGATTTATTGAATTGGTATACTCAACGTTTACTAAAGAAGACACGTATTAGCAGACCAGATTTTATAAAGAGTCTGGAAGATTATATATAAAATCTTTAAGTATTTTTCTATCTACATACGGTCTTATGTTATGATTTTGATGGTCTGATATCTTATAATCGATTTCTGTAACACACAAATTTTCAAAATCAAACTGTTTTACATAATCTGTAAACCCACTGTAATCGGTATCATATTTTCCATATAGGTAATCTACTTTTATATTAGGATATCCGCCTAGATATCTATATGGGTCTAGTGTCTTATTATTAATATCTAACTTTTTAAACCCCCAACATTTTACTAAATGCATCATTGCAACATCTAACATTATTAAGTTTTGGTCCTTAAGATGTTCTGGTCTATTATGCCATTTCATATATGATTTAATCCAAGGAGAATGCTCCCATGAATATGTTGTTTGTCCGCCTGTAGTTAGTACATTTGTTACAATATCACTTAATTCATATGCTATACTTACGGCACTACCGGCATGTTTTGAATCTGCATATATTATAACATGTCTGTATTTCTTTTTGATAAACTCTCTTATTTGATTACACATTTTTTCTTGTGTATTATTTTTATCACTACATCCTAACACCATTGCACTAGGGTATAAAGATTCAGGAAACCGTAATGGATCCTCATTTACAATTAATAAATCTGTATCGAGGTTATATATTTTATCACTCACATTTGTTAATGAACTTGTAAGTCTGCCATCATGTCCGGCATAGCTTGTTAGATTGATAATAAGTTTATCGAAGTCTTTGTCTGTTTTCTTCCAGCACATTGTAAAGTCTTCACTCACATTTTCGTACTTATCATCATCATATCTATATACTTTTTTAGAGTTTGAATGCCAACTTCCTGTTAGCGCCTTTTCAAGCCATAGTTCTTCTACCTCTTTTCTATATATTTTGGTATAAATATCACTACTTTCTATATTGCGTAAATTTAGATATTTTATATACAATATCTTTTCATGCAAGAAGTGAAGGTCTATTTCATTATTTAAATCGATATCTAAATCTAATAACTTAATTTTCATTGTAAACTTTCATAATATTATATACGTATTTATCTATTGACAAATCGTATATAATCGTATATAATCAGATATATATCTAGGAGAAATGCCTATGGCAGAATATGGCGAACTTATGCGACATTCTAATGTCAAGAAACGACTTGAAAGACTTAGAAAATTGCAGAATAAAGTAAAGAACTTAAGAAGGTTCCATAGTGATTTTGAAAACAAAGAGTTTTTAGAATGGACTGCTATGTCTCATGATGATATAAATTATGATAAATTATTAGTTGAAGGTGCTGGACACGTGACACAATTAGTAGATTGGTGCAATACGCATTGCAAGGATTTTTATGTTGCTTATCAAGGAAAATTGTATTTTAAAAATGATACTGATGCGGCATACTTTACAATGGTATGGAAATAGTGTATACTAAAAATATGAATAAGGTAGAAACAGATATAGATATTGATGTAATTGACCGTGACACAGTCCTTACACATTTTCGACACATAACGGCTAGTATCAAAAAAGGTGATAACTGGACAAAGCATAATAGTGGTGTATATCTACAACCTATTCCATATGATCCTATTTCTGGGTTATCTAGTTTAGAATATAAAGAAGCTGAAAAACGTGGATATTTTAAGTTAGATTTTCTTAACAATAGTTTGTATGATGGTATACGTGATGAAGCACACCTTGACAGTCTTATTGATAAGGAGCCTTTGTGGGATTTGTTACAACATGCGGATGTTGTTAAGAACTTAGCACACGTTCATAATCATATAGATGTTTTAAAAGTGATGAAGCCTCAAACTATAATGGAACTAGCAGAAGTTCTAGCTGTAATTAGACCCGCTAAGAGGCACTTGCTCAACGAAAGTAAGTCCAAGATTTCTGAATTAGTTTGGCAAAAGCCAGAAGATGGTACTTACTATTTTAAAAAAGCACATGCGATTGCATATGCAGTAAGTATTGTGGTTCAGCTTAATCTATTTTGCGAACAAGTTGAACAGAACGCCTCTTAATACGTTTCTGTATAATATTTGACAAGCTAGTTTCTGGTCCCCACAAAACAGTAACGTCTTTTGAATTACAATTTAAAATCCAATTCTTGTAAGTTGCAATTTGAGTGCCTAAAAATAAATTAATCGGCATAAGTCTATTTGACTCCCACCACCATTGTTCTCCTAATTCTACGAACTTCTTTCTTAATTCAGGTGTTGGTATCGCCTCGAAATTGTACATCGAAGTTATGACCTGGTCTGAATTTATAATTATTCCAAGATACTCTTTATATTCTTTTTTATTTCCATATCGTACATATGAGAAAAAAGGATAATTTTCTTGCATCCATTGTTGTTTTTCATTGTCCATCACATATATTTAGCAAAGTTAGGAAAATGACTTCTGGGTGATAAATACATACATGATGAACTTTAACCTGTTTCAATACGATAGAGATATAGAAATTACTTGTGCAGATGGTAACAACACAGGTAATATGACAACTTACCTGAGGAATATGCCAATGTATGATGGACAACACAAACTACATAAGGGTATTGATAATACTCTTAGATTTACGATAAAAGATACCGATAGAAAATCTATCGACTTAACTAATAAAACTATAATATGGAAAATGTACGATAGAGAATCGAGAGAGAACGTACTATTCAAATACCTTACAGTTACCAATGCTACCAAAGGTATGGCATCCTTAGTTATACATACAGCGGATACGATTATGCTACCTCAGGGCTATTATCAATTTGCTATGTACACAGTAGAGAATGGCGTAGAACAAATTATATATACCGATACTTACGATAATGCTAAAGGCGTTATTGAAGTAGTGGATGATGTATATCCAGAATTTGTTGACTCACAGGAATCTGAAATATTTTTTAATGATGGCTCTTACTTTATTTCAACTGCTTTTGATGGCTCATCCAAAACATCAAAATCAAAATCAATTCATACTATAGCCTTATATTTTGACAATTTTTCTGGAACTGTTAATTTACAAGGCGATTTAAGTGAACAACCTAGTTCGGCACAAACAGATTGGTTTAATATCAATCCAAAGCTATTTTCAAATCCAGATATCACGGTTAATAATGAGACTGGCGTACAAGCATATGTACTTGAAGCAAACGTAAATTGGATAAGAATTCGTTACACTGCGACTAACGGATCCATAAAAAAAGTTCTATTAAGAAACTAATAATCACTTGACTTTCTGGTCCTAGTTTGTTATTATACTAGTATGGACCTTCAACAAGTAATATTCACACATATCCCTGGAAAGAACAGACAATCTAGTGGCGGCTGGACTAGTTTCAACTGCCCATGTTGTATCGAGGAAGGCGAATCTCGATTGGATAACAGAATGCGTGGGGGTATTCGTAGCGACGGTGATTCCATATCATACCACTGTTTTAACTGTGGATTCACTGCAAGCCATCGTCACGGTAGAATACTGAATAAGAAATTTCTAAAACTCATGCGTAATATGAATGTTTCTGAAAGCGAGATTAAGCGTTTACAGTTAGAAGCAATCCGTCAGAAAGAATTGTCTGAAGGTCCATACCTATTCACTTCAAAGACACAAGTTACACGGGTGCCAAGTTTCCCTGACTGCATTCTGCCAGAAGGCTCAGAAGATTTAGAAGTTTTATTAGCAAAAGATAATCCTCCCGAAGGTGCCATCTATGCAGTTAAATATTTAATTGATAGAGGAGTATACGATGATATAGATAATTGTTATTGGTCTCCTGATAAATTATTTAAGAATAGAGTTATATTTCCCTTTTATCAAGGAGATAGAATAGTTGGATATACTGGTCGTGACATAACAGGAAAGTCAACGTCTAAATACATGACAAAAGCACCTAAAAAGTTTTTGCATAATGTAGACAAGGTAAAATCTAATAATAAATACTTAATCGTATGTGAAGGTATAATTGATGCACTTGCATTAGATTGTATTGCGATTACAAGTAATGAGGCTTCACAAGACCAAATTGATTATATTAATCAGTTTAAAGGAGAAGTGATTGTTTGTCCTGATAGAGATAAAGCAGGAGAGAAATTAATCAAACAAGCACAAGAAAATGGTTGGAGTGTGTCTTTCCCTATGTGGGAAGATGATATAAAAGATGCCGCAGATGCAATTCAACGTTATGGAAAACTATATGCCCTACAAAGTATTATAGATGCACGTATAAGTAACAACACTAAGATAAGTGTGAAAATGAGAATAGGATAAACTAAACTATGAAAAAATTAAAGAGTACAGTAATACCAGAACCTAAAGAACAACCGGCACCACCCCCACCCCCTCCGATGCCGACACCTCCTGTCCCACCTAAACAGCCGGGAGAATTCTTAAGAGAAAATGGTGTACTATTTATGGATAAAGAATTTAACCAAGACAACTGTATGCCTCTTGTGAAAATGATTGTTGAATATAACTTGATGCCAAAAGATAAAGCACCAGAAGTTATTCACTTGTATATCAATTCACCAGGTGGTTATGTAGATAGTTGTATGCATCTAATCGATACAATTAAACAATCACGTATTCCAGTATATACATATGGAATGGGTTCTATTGCAAGTTGTGGTGTTATGCTAATGATGAGTGGTGTTAAAGGACATCGTTATCTTACACAAAATACCGCAGTCATGTCACATGAATTTTCAGGTGGCACAAAAGGACAATACCATGATATGGTTGAAAGTCGTAAACACATGGACTGGACTAATGAGAAACTAATGGAACATTACCTTAAGTGTACAGGAAAAACTAAAACGTACATTCGTAAACATATGTTAGCACCCAAAACAGACCACTGGTTAACTCCGGAGGAGGCAGTTAAGCATGGTATTGCGGATGAAGTGATTGCTACTTACTAGCATATTTCTGTTGACTTTTTATTAGAAAAGTGCTATTCTACTATTATAATAATAACAATTTGTAAAGGTGGTACACATGAAAATTATTGCAGGCAATAGTAATATTGAACTAGCAGAGAAGATAGCTGAACATTGTTTTACTGATATTGTTCCAGCCGAAATTAAAACATTTGCTGATGGTGAGTGTTCTGTAGAATTTCATGAAAATATTCGAGGCGAAGATGTGTTTATTGTACAAAGCACAAGCACACCAGTTAATGATAATTTAATGGAACTTATGATTATGATTGATGCGGCTAAGCGTAGTAGTGCTAGGCGTATCACCGCAGTAATCCCTTATTTTGGTTATGCTAGACAAGATAGAAAGAGTGCTAGTCGCACTCCTATTACAGCTAAACTTGTTGCAAACTTGTTGACAGAAGCAGGTGCAGATAGAATACTTACAATGGATTTACACGCAGGCCAAATTCAAGGCTTCTTTGATATTCCCGTAGATGATTTAACAAGTCGTATTGCATTTGCAAAAGATATTGAACGAAATGTTGACACTACTGAAGGATGTGTATTTGTTTCACCCGATGCTGGTGGTACTGTACGTGCTAGAAAATTTGCTGATATGTTTCACGGAGACATTGCGATTGTTGACAAGCGTAGACCTAAAGCAGGTGTAAGCGAAGTAATGAATATTATTGGTGAAGTTAACGGACAACATGCTATTTTAGTAGATGATATTGTTGACAGTGGCGGAACATTGTGCAATGCCGCACAGGCAATTATGGATGCTGGCGCCCTAAGTGTACGAGCATATATTACACACGGAGTTCTTACAGGAGAAGCATGTGAGAAAGTAGAAGCTAGTGTGTTAGAAGAATTAGTAGTAACTGATAGCATTTCTAATCGTTGCCCTAAAACTTGCAAGAAGACACGACAAGCCAGTGTTTCAAAATTATTTGGTGAAGCAATTCGTAGAGTTAGTAATGAAGAAAGTGTAAGTAGTTTATTTAAATCGAGACTGAATTCGTGATACCATTAGTGCCAAACGGATGCACCCATCGTGCAATAACATATCACGGTGGTGCATGTGGTGACTTTATTAGGCTTCTACTAACAGTAGGAGATCCTAATGTTGATTTGGTAAGAATTACAGATGATAACAAATTTTCAATTTATGTCAATACGAAGGATATATGGTTTGAGGACTTTTGTCATATTGATGATGTAGGAGCAATCAGACCAATTAAGATGTGCAATCATATTGCTGATTTTTCCAGAACATTTTGCAATGAGATACATAAGCCGGGTAGTATAAAACAATATATCAATATGATTGATGTACATTCGTATAAATTAAATATGGTTCCATCTGACAGATGGTCTTTACAATCATCTATTACGACATTCCATGATGGATTTTATATAATTGATAAGTTTGGTGGACTAAAGGAATATCAGGCACTATCTAAGTATTATAAAATTAATGAAACTTTGTTTATTTGTATTAATACACAAAAGAGTTTGGATATTCTTAATAGTAATAAATTACGTAAAAATAAGTCAGATGTACCATTTAATTTAAGTAAACATGTGAATGAGTCTCATATTATATCTAAAGAAAAACGTAAGGAAGATAAGGTTCTTGAATTAGAATACATATATGATAAAGAAAAGTTAAGAAAATTTCTTACAGATAATTATGAATGGGAAGATAAGAATTTTGATAGGGTGTACGATTGTTACATGAAAGAGCAGAAAACAGTTGACATTAATACTGAGAGAGAGTAGAATATACATATGGCTGATGTAAAAGATTATAGCGTAGATTTACAAAAACTATTTGTTCAATTTATGATAAGCGATCCTGAACTTTATTCACGGGTACGTGCTATTGTTGAACCTAAATTTTTTGATAGAAATCTAAGAAAAGTTGTTGAAACTTTAGTTGAGCATAGCGAAGAATACTCGACTGTACCAACTCCTGCTATAATTAAAGCACAGACAGGGCAAGAAATTGAATTAATAGATAATATTGAACAACACACAGATTGGTTTATTGATGAGTTTGAAACATTTAGTAGACATAAAGCGATTGAACGTGCAATTATTGATAGTGCAGATTTACTTGAACAAGGCCAATATGGTGAAGTAGAACTTAGAATTAAAGAAGCAGTACAGACTGGTCTTGCCCGTTCATTGGGTACAGATTATTATGCAGATCCTAGAAGCGTACTTGAAGGTCTCAAAGATAACAATGGGCAAATGACTACTGGTTGGAAGGTGCTTGATGACAAATTATATGGTGGCATCAACCGAGGCGAGATAACTATTTTTGCAGGTGGTTCAGGTGCAGGTAAATCTTTGTTCATGCAGAACATGAGTTTGAATTGGGCAGAAGCAGGATTGAACTGTGTTTACATAACACTGGAACTTTCGGAAGCATTGTCAAGTATGCGTATGTATGCGATGCAAACAGATAGAAGTACAAAACGTATCTTTAAAGAATTAGATGATGTAGAACTTCAAGTTAAAACTAAAAGTAAGAAGTCAGGCATGTTAAGAGTTAAGTATATGCCTTCTGGTTCTACAATTAATGATGTAAGGTCATACATCAAAGAACTGCAAATACAGACAGGCAAATCTATAGATTGTATGTGTATTGACTACTTAGATTTGTTAATGCCTGCAACAAAGAAAGTATCAGCAAGTGATTTGTTTATCAAAGACAAATATGTTACAGAAGAAATTCGTAACTTTGCTATGGAAACTCAAACAGTTATGGTTACTGCATCACAGTTAAATAGAAGTGCGGTAGAAGAAATCGAATTTGACCATTCTCATATTGCAGGTGGTATATCTAAAATTCAAACAGCGGATAACGTTATTGGTATTTTTACAAGTCACACAATGCGTGAGCGTGGACAATATCAGTTGCAGTTATTAAAAACTCGTTCATCTAGTGGTGTAGGAAGTAAAGTTAATCTAGTTTTTGATAGAGATAGCTTAAGAATTTCAGATGATACATCAGAAGATGATGGACAAACATCATCAAGTGCTACAGACTTGATGGAAAATTTACGTAAGAAAACTACAGTAAATACACAAGAAACGCAAACAGAAGAAAAAACGGATGTTGCAATGAATCTGAGAGCAATGTTAAAGACCAAGACACGTTCTCCTTTTGATGAAAACTGATAAATACAGTTAGAACGGAGAAATATCATGGATAAACCTCGTAGAAGCCTATTTGATGAATTAAATTCTTTAGCTTTTGATAAAGAAAAAGAACGTTTGGTTGAGCAAAAAGGCGAACATATCATATCTGGTGCTATAAATCTTATTGAATTTATTAGCAGAGAGTTTGATGAGGATACTGCAAATGACTTGACCAAGCGTCTAGTTAATAGTATTAGGTCACAAGACCCTAGGAAGTTTAAACGTGGAATAAAAAGTGTCAAGGCTAAAACATAGATGGATTTTGAAGAACAGTTAAATCAATTAAGAAAACTTGCAGGTATATACAAACCATACCAACAGCAAGCCACCCAAGAAAACATATCTTATTCGGGTACTGAAAAATCTCAATATATGAAAAAGCATGATGTTAAGCCAGGAACAGATGAATGGTTTAAATTATGGTTTGCTAGACCACATCTAACAGGCGAAAGCCCGTATGGGGATAAGAAATGAAAATAAGAGAGATTACATTAAGCAAAGGCAGAGAACGTAGGTTTAGAGGACCACGCAAACCTCGTCTTAAGCAAGTAGGCTTTCATAATAAAATGAAAGGTCTGCTAGATTCTGAATTACAGGAAGATAAGAATACGCACTTAGACCACGCAGAAGAACTTGTGTTTATGCATGGTACGTCTGGATTAAAAAGAGTCGTAGACACTTTCACTAAATTATTAAGTACACTTGATGGACAAGGTGGCGGAGACGCTATCACTACGAAATGGGATGGTTCTCCGGCAGTATTTTGCGGAACAGATCCATCAGATGGACAATTCTTTGTAGGCACAAAAGGCGTATTTGCAAAAACACCAAAATTAAATAAATCACAAGCTGACATTGAAAACAATCACCAAGATACTACTAAGAACGGTGAAGAAGTAAGTAAAGCAGGTTTGAGAAATAAGCTATCGGCATCATTAGAGTACCTAAAAGACTTAGGTATTGAGGGTGTTATACAAGGTGACTTATTGTTTACTAAAGGTGATTTGAAAACTGTTAATATAGATGGCAAATCTCATATTGCATTTAAACCAAATACAATCACATACGTTGTACCAGCAGATAGCAAAACAGCAAAAGAAATGCAGTCGGCTGAAATAGGAATTGTGTTTCATACAAGTTATGCAGGCGATAGTCTAGCAGACATGAAAGCATCATTTGGTTATGATTCAAGTAAACTTAAGTCTTCATCTAAAGTTTGGTTTACTGATGCACGTATTAAAGATGTATCAGGACAGGTACAACTAAAGCAAGAAAATGTTGCAAAGATTAAACAAGCAATTAAAGAATTATCTTCAATGAAAATTGATGCAGATACTTTCAAAGCAATTAATCAAAAGATAGGGTCTATTGACTTAGTACAAGCTATTAAGGCACACGCAAACTTACCAATACGTTCTGGACAAGCATTAGAATCAGATGTAACTAAATTTGTTAAAGAGTTTTTACAGGGTTTAAATAATAAATTAGATAAAGAAATTAGCGGTTTAGCTACAGGACCTGAAGGCAAAGCAGGACAGGCTAGATTACAAACAAAAGATGCGTTAGCTAATATCATAAATACATACGAGACACAAATTGCAGAAATGTATCGTGCATATCTTAAAGTTGAAGCAGTAAAAATGATGTTTCAGCAAAAGATGAAGAACATTAAAGCAATAGACAGTTTCATTGAACAACCAGACGGTTCATTTAAAGTCACAGATCCAGAAGGATTTGTTATTGTTGACCATGTTGGTAGAGCAATGAAGATTGTAGATAGATTAGAGTTTAGTGCGGCAAATTTCGCACCAAGGGATTAGTTAGATGTTAAGTAAGAAATGTAAATTACACTTAGAAGAAGTAGGCGAAACACGCTGGGAACATTTTAAACATGCAATGTGGGTTTCGTGGCAACTAGAAAAGGCCGCATATGCGTGTATGATACATGCGTTTGCTCCAAGATGGTTTACAACTTATGCTAGTGATAAATGCAGTCAAGTATTGCAATCGAGGAATACAAAATGATGGAACAATATAAAGGCAAATTACAATTAGTTAATACGTTCACAGAAAGTAGACTGTTTAGAACAAAACAAAATCAGAATAAAACAAATGTAGATGATGCGGCAGAGTTAACATTTGCATATATGATGATTTTAAATATGTTTAATAAAGACTATGAGTTTGCACCATTGGCATCAGAATATGCTGGGAGAACAATCGCATACCGTAATTTCGATTACTTTAGAACAAGCGGTACTGACTTGTATATCATGCTTAATCGTATAATAGGTAAAGAAGTTAGTGCAGATGATGAACGTGATGAAATAGCACTAAAGCGTATTAATTTAAAAAGACAAGAAGTTATAAGATATCTAGGTCATATATCAGCAAGTAAATCAGAACCTGGATTTGAACAAAGAATGCTGTTAAGATTTCAGCGTGATTTGAATATACAAGATGGAATGCTTAAATCTATGAGAAGACTTGTAGGTGATTGGGATAATCTAAATCAAAATCAGAAAGCATTAGTAACAACCAGAATGATGCAATATCTACGTAGAAAAGCAATGCGTAGTGAGTTATTTCCAGCATTACAGAAGTTCCAGAAGCGTGGAAATTATGTTGTAAATGACGAAAAAGACACCAAAAAGAAGATTTGGGACAGTCCAATTACTAAGGCCGCGGCGGCTGTAGGCGTAATATACGGTGCAGGCAAGCTAGGAAAAGCAATGGGCAAGACATCTTATCAAACTGGAAGAAATATTGGTGGGAAATACGGATCCAGAGGTAAATAAAACCCACTTTTTTGCAAAAAAAGATAAATAAAAGCATAGGGCACTACAATTTTATAATGCCCGAGGAAATAGTTATTTAGGAGAACTAAAATGGCAAAAGTACATGAAACATATTCAGCAGGTCAATTCCTTACTGGTAACTTAAATCACTTCACAGTGACTAAGACTGGTATGGCGGCAGGCGACATGAAAGCAATTATCGAAGGCACAGGAACACGTGCTACAGTAGTACTAGTTGGTGCTATCGATGGTAACGATGTAAGAATCGCAGTAGAAAACAACGGCGCATGGGATGCCGCTGGTTTAGACGCGGCTCTAGGTGCTGATTTCTCAGTAGCCGACTTCGATTACTAAGTTATTACCCCCCTGGACTTTAAGTCCAACCCACACTTTACGTGTAATTAAAAGGCCCTCTTTAAGAGGGTCTTTTTTTTGCCTTTGATTTACCTTATAAAATGATAAATACATATAACAAGAATATAAATTTATATTTGGAGAAAAAATATGGCAAGAATACATGGAGCCGCAAGTGCTGGTGAAAACTTATCAGGCAATATCAACTTTTACACATTGTATGTAAAAGGATTAGACATTACATCAACCGGTGATGTTTCGGACCAGTCACAGCAAAATTTTGATGACATAGTTAACTTAGTTTCATTAGTTGCACAACCTATCATTATGAATAACCCTTTATCAGTGTCACTAGATGGACTAGCTCCATCGTTAACGGGCGCTGGTATGCTATTTAAGTTTGCAGTAGAGCATGGTAAAGTATTTGAAAGAAATGGCGATACCACTTCTATATTAAAAGAACTTACTGAGGGCATTACCATTGACGGTGTTTCTTTGCAAGAAGGCGTTAATATAGAATATGTAATGTCAGACATTCTATAATGGAATGGGCATCATTAATTAACGACAGAGTACAAACAACAACTTGGGATATGGATCAGGTTGTTGATAAAAGCGTTGTCGAAGAAATAATGGACGAAGTTCATAGGCGTTCAGCTTCAAAACAAAATGTAGTAAGATACGAAATCAATATATTTGATTGGTCAGATACAGAATTTAGAAATCATTTCAATAATTTTTGTCAACGTGACCCAAGAACACCAAATGCACAATATAACACACAAGTATTAGCACCGTACCTTTTAGTATTTACTAGAAGAAAAGATGCACCTTGGAATAGAGAAGGTGATCCTTCTCATACTATTGATTTACAGACACAAGTGTACAATAGACATATGATAACTGCAATGGAAATAGGAATTGCATCTACTAATATTATGCTTTCAGCGAAAACTAAAGGATTGGACAGTGGATTTTGTAATTGTATGGATTGGGAATACGAGCATTTGGATAAGATTAAAGAAAAATTAAACATAGACGATATGAAAGACCTCTATGTTGCTGTTGGACTAGGAGTTGGTTCTACTAGTACTAGAAAAACATATAATCCTCATACAAAAGAAATGAATATGTCATATACTGATGTTGGAAATATGTGGAAAAATGAACCTAAACCAGAAAAGCAAAAATACATTAAATTCGCATAAAAAATTTCTGAATTAAAATGATAAATACAATCAACGGGATAACACTTTCCCTAGATTTGGAGTTTTATTATGGCAGGAATTGATAGCAAGTTGGCGCAGTTAGAAGCAGAAAGTTTAGAAACTCATGTAGCTGTTGCCCATGAAAGATTCAAAAACCTTGACACAAGTATTGTTAGATTAGAAGGTCTTATTGAGAAAAATGCCTCTGAAACTAAAGAAGGTATTTCTGAACTTAAAAAGATTATTATCTGGGCAAGTTCTACATTATTTGCTACAATGTTGTTAGCGTTATTAACATCTGTATTTGGCAGTGCGGTAGGTATATAATGCAAGTATTTGAAGTTCTCCAACCAGTAGAAGAAGCCAAACTAGTTTATGCTAGAAAAGGCAGACAAATTGTACGTAAGTACAGATGTTCATCTGGTAGATTAAAAGGTAAAACTGTATCAACTCCGACGGCTTGTTTTAAGCCAGTTGATATTAAAAAGAGATTTACTCTTGCTAGGACAAAAGCAAAACTAGGATCAAGGTTGAAACGAAAAGCGGCTATGACAAGAAGAATGAATCCTGCAAGTAGACGTTTAAAAACGTTGAATAAAAGGTAAGAGGTACTATTATGAATTTAAAAGAAGAAATACAAAAATCAATGAGAACTGAAAGCATCGATGACAAAATTGCAGATATTGCCGATTTGGTTGGAGAGAAAGAAGAAGTAGTTCGTGACAGATTGAAGACTTTAGATTTTAAACAGTATATAGAACTTGTCAAGGCTGTTAGAAACACAGAAATGGAAACAGCAAGAGAAATTTTAGGTCTTGGAGTGAATGAAGAATTTGTAGATAATGCAAAGTACGGAATTGTACGCTACCCAGATACGGCAATTTCATATATTAAGAATGATGGCAATGGCTGGGAACACATCTACGACAAGTCATATGGGTTTAAAGGTCCTGTAGATAAAGAAGACTTGAAATATGCTAAGAAAATTGAGAAAGAAAAGATTCCATCACGTATGTTTAAAGAACAGTATTCAGCTGGTGGAACCCAGTCTCCTGGCGAAATGAGAGCATCAAAGGCCGCATCAGCGGGCGCTACAGCACAGGCACCAACAGCGGCAGATAAAACTAAAAAAGCACAAGCGATGCAACGATTAGGAAAAGATAATTTAGGCGGAGCAACTGCACAACAGGCGGCAGATGCAGTCACGCAGGCAGGACAAGGAAAAGCACTAACGCCAATACAGCGTAAAGCAATGGCACAACAAGCATCATCGGTTGATGCTTTAGCGGCGGATCCTAGAACTGCAACACAATTTAGAAATCTATTAAATAAACTGAACAAGTAATTTTAGGGGTATTGAATGAGATTAACAGAAGTTTTAGGTGGATTATACGTAATGATTAATGAGGAAGAGAGCGATTTAATTGCTAAATATTTCTCAGAAAATGAATATGTCAATGAAACACAATTATCTGAAAGAGAACAGATAATTGCAGAAAGACTGTCACACAAAGGTGTTCTTGTGCCTTCATTAAGAGGGTATAGGACTGTATAACGGAGGAAGTAATGACTGGACCAAGTAGAGCAGATGTAGGTGCAATGGCGAATCTTCTTAAAGCTATGAATGGCGATAAGAGTGGATTAAAAGCACAAACAGAAGCACAACAATCTCAGGGTGGGAACGAGATAGTGGATGTAAGTCCCGGTATAAAAACTGCGGACATCAAAGCCATGGAAAATATTATGAGAAATTTCCAAGGTGCTACGGCAAACGTTGCAAAAAAAGTTGCAACTACAATTAATGAATCTAAAAAAACACCAAAAGGTGTACAAGTAGGTATATATTCTGTTGAAAAAACAGACGATAAGGCCTTTAATATTGTTGATAGTAGAACAAATGACACGCTGTTTGAAGATTTAAGAGCGTATGAAACAGCATATATTTTAGTACATCATTTGAATGAAGGCAGAAAGATTAACTCACAAGAGATAACAAAAGTTATTTCAACCAATGCAGTATTCGAAAAATTCTATTATGATGCATTACAGCATAAAAATACATACAAGTTAGCAAAGAAGCGTAACGATTTTGGTAAGATGGACATAGCAGAGGCTCGATTTAGTAGAGCGAAAGCAGAAGCCTGGAATGCTAAAAAGCACGTTAATGAGTTGTATGAAGCTATTAAAACACAAAAACCACTAATTTAATTTAAAAAGATAAATACATAATATAAACATATTATGTAATGGGGCAATTACCATGAGAAGTACAAACTTTTTTAAGACAGATACAATAATGATATCGTCAAAACTAAATGAGTATCTCAAGTCAAACTTCAATTATTCAGTTGAAGGAGACTTGAAATCATTAAGCGAGGCTAAAGATAAGCTGGAATCAAAGAAACGTGAAATGCGTTCAGACTATCAAAACCGTGAGTACGTAGAAACTATGATGATGCTAGAAACAGTTAAGTCATTGTTGAAAGCACACAAAGAGCAAACACTTGACGAAGGTGGAAAACACAAATACGTAAGTGATGCACAACGTAAGGCTGTTCACGCTAAGAAGGCCGAAGAAAACACTAAAACAAAGGAACCAAAAATGGAAAATACAGATAAAAAATCTGCCGAGGTTTCTAATGAAAATTTAGAAGAAAGTCTTCTAGCACAGTTGAATAAACTACTAGAAGGTGACGCGGCTGAGGCTGAAATTACAATGGCGGCACGTGGTATCGTAGACGAACTACAAGACGTTATCGAAAAATTAGGTAAAATTCAAAACGACCAATTAGGTCCACTATCTGATGAAATGGCTTATACCCATGGACCAGACCAAGCAGGAACATTTAAATCTTCTGTTGATTCAGCGATTGCTAGTTTATTAGACTCGGCACGAACAGCAAAAGATTCAGTTAATAATGCTACTCTAGTTCTTTCAGGCGAAGCGGCATCAGATGATTCAATGGCACCAGCTGACAACGAAATGGGCGGCGACATGCAAGATGATATGGAAAGCGACATTACGGCAGATATAGCCGGTGGCGACGAATCTGCATCGGGTGAAATTGATGAACCATTAGGTCGTGCGAAAAGAGACTAAACATGAAAATTTCAAGTCTGTTGAACGAAGACGCAAACTACAATGCACAGATGCGTAATGATATAAATGCGTATCTTGTTAGACTAAAAGCAAATGATATTGGCACCGTAGGTACTGATATGATGGTAGATGAGTTGACAGACATGGGGTATAGTGTTACTCCAGAAAGTTTAGTAGATATATTGTCTAATAGCAAGTATGTTAGTAAAGTAACAGTCGATACCATTGATTTAGCCGGAGCCCCATCTGGTGGAAACAATGATAAAGAAAAAGACCGCGAAACAGTTAAAAAACTTGCTGTTAAAACAGCGAATAAGAGGATAAAATAATGGGCTTAATTATTAAAGGCGAACACAATATTATTTCTAAAAAAGAAATGGCAAATAAGGTTGCTCAGGATTTAGAAGATAACGCAAACAAAGGCACAGAAAAATTATCGGACTCACAAAAAGAAGTTCGTAAAGAAATTGCTAGTGCTAAAAGACACCGTGAATTTATGCAAAGAGTTGCAGACAAGAAAGCAATATCTACTAGAGAAGAACGTAAGATTGCAGAAGCGGAAGTTATCACAACACCTGAGATTATCACAGAAGCAAGAGCAGAAAAAGAAGCTATTATGGCTAAAAAGTCTGTGTCACTTGCTGAAAGACCAGATTTTGCATCAATGACTAAGAAAGAAATAGACATGTGGGCAGAAGAAAATTTAGGTTTGTCACTAGACCGAAGAAAAACTAAAGCAGATTTAATCGCACAAATTAACGAAAATTTGTAAGTTTCACTTGCATTCTATATGATTCTGTAGTATACTATTAGTATGCTACTAGAAAAATATAACTATCAACCCTTAGAACGTGTTAATGTGGATGGATCTCGACATTATCAAACACCTACAGGAAAACCATTACCGAGTGTTACTACAGTGCTGGATGCACTTAAGGACAAAACTGCATTATATGAATGGCGCAAAAGAGTAGGCGATGAAGAAGCAAATCGCATTATGAAACTTGCAACAGGTATAGGCACACAAGTTCACTTACATATCGAAAAATTTATACTTGAAGAAGATAGACCAAATGGGTCTAATCTTATTCATCAAATGGCAAAAGAATTATCAGACATTGTTATTGACAAAGGACTCTCAAACGTAGATGAAGTTTGGGGTACAGAAGTTCCTCTGTACTATCCCGGATTATATGCAGGTACCACTGATTGTGTTGGTGTATGGAAAGGGAAGCCTGCAATCATTGACTTTAAGACTTCTCGTAAACCAAAAAAACGTGAATGGATTGATGATTATTTTTTACAAGGTGCCGCATATTCGGCCGCACATAATGAGATACATGGAACAGATATCAAAACTATTGTTATCATGATGATTGGTTGGGATGCAGAAGCAGACAACATGGGCAATTATCAAGAATTTGTTGTAGAAGAAAACGAATTTGACAAGTATTCGCTACAATGGGCGAACAAGGTTCAAGAGTATTTTGATAAATACATGTAGTAATTAGGAGTTTTAGATGGCTACAACTAACGTTAAAATTTTACTCAGACGTGGACTAAGAAAAGAAATTAGTGCAGATACCCTTGAAACAGGAGAAATGGGCTTTGCTTATGATACCAATCAGTTATATGTTGGTATTGATTCAGCAATCAATGAATTACAGTTTGATCCATTTACAAATGCACAAGCAGTTGTTCAGTCTTGGTTAGATAGTGCAGACAACCCAGAACCAGGTTTAACTATTGATGAAGATTTAGTTATTCGTCAGGTTTCAGATGTTGATGCGTTGATAACTGCAATGGACACATCAGGTTCATTTAACGTACATGAATACGGACGTGCAAGACGTAACGTAGAAGTTGTAACAGAAAACTCTTTTAATCAAATGTTTGCAGACCAGCATTTACAATCGTTAGATGCGGCAACAGGCAGGCGTTCAAGTCTATTTAACAAAGAACTAAAAACAACAGCAGGTACATTTTTAAGATATCTTAAGACAGATTGTACATCATTCTTTATTGACTACTCATTAAAACAAACTGACGGCAATGTGACATATGTAAGAGTAGGAAAAATTAAAGTAATTAATGGTGTTCCGCAAGGTATCAACCAAGTAAAACTTAGCGATGATAACACAGAAATTTGGCAAGATGATGGAGATAACATTGCAGAACCAGATGAATTTTCAAATATTAATTTTGATGCAGTAATTGACGGCGATGATATCAAGTTTAATTATACACAAAATGCAGGATTTGAAACAGATATAAGTTTTACGGTTAAAAGATGGACAATGTAATATGCGTGATAAAGCTACTTTGCTTTATGAGTGGCGACAGATAAGACTAGAACTTCAAAAAGACTTCTCTAAAAAGCAACTACAAGAAACTATGGATTGGTTTACAAGCCTTGATCCAGCAACACATGGCTTCAACTATGATGATATGTACACCTGGCCAGATATCTGGGAATACATCAATGAAGGTTGGTATACGCATAGTGGTAATGGTCTAGGGTGTTATTATACTGTAGATTTTGCATGTCCAGACAGAGATAACCAACTTTGGTTAGTACATGATATGTTACATGGTGATATGTACTTAGTTGCATATTGTGATGGATATATCTTAAATAGAGCAAACGGCCAAGTATGTGAATATGAAAAGCACAAAAAAGACTTGCATATTATGGAAAAGTTTGATAAAAAGAAGATTAATTCGACTCTTAAGGATCGGAAATAAATACATATATAATTAACAACATAAATACGAGAAAGCAAATGTTAAAAACAAAACAATATAAAGAAGGCGATATTGTCACATTAGTAATGACTGGTGGACAAGAATTGCTAGGTAAGTTTGTAAGTGAAAACGGTACAGATTTTGTCGTTAAAAAACCATTGACTTTGGTCTTTGGACAACAGATTTCGTTTCAGCCATTTACTGTAACAGGTGATAGTGAAGGCGAAGTTGTATTACGTGATGATAAAATAGTTTCTGTTTTGCAAACAAACAAAGAAACGACCAAAGCGTATCAATCTGCAACAAGCGGATTAGTTACACCAGACTCAGGATTAATAACGTAATGCCAAGTGCCGCAAGAACAACAGATAGTACATCAGCACACTCACCCTGTGGACCAGGTACGTGCGATGCAGGTTCTGAAAATGTAATCATCAATGGATTAAATGCATTTAGAGTGAATGACAAGGATACACCACACGGTGTACCGCCTTTTTGTACACCACATGTAACTCCTCTTGTTGTAGGTTCGCATAATGTTTTTGTCAATGGGCGTCCATTGGGAAGAGTAGGCGATTCATTTTCATGTGGCATTAAAGTTGTTTCTGGGTCAGGAAATGTTATTGTAAATAGTTAGGATAATAAGATGGCTAGTGAAGCAGAAATTGAAAGACTATATCAAGAATTTGTAAATAGAGGCGGAGGACAATACACGTTTTCAAACGTAAATACCACGCCTGCACAGTATTATAGTACAACATCATCTGCATCACTTACACCAGGGCAAGAAGCATTATTGATAGCAAGACAAGAACAGTTTAATAGACAGTCTGCATTATCAACTATTGCCAGTGAAGTTGCAGGTAACAACTTTACAAATCCATATATTGGAAGAGCAGATAATAGTATCGGCATCATAAACAACTTTGCACTAAACCCAACGTTAGCAAATGTTACAGCGTTAGCAGGTGCTTTTGGGTCCTTTAGTGCTATAGAGCAAACAGCAATTTTTGCCGGCATATTAGAATTAACAGGTGTTGATGTAGGTAATGTAATTAAAGTATTGGGTATAGGGGCATTAGGCCTTGCACTATTTAATTCTTTAAAAACACATACGACAGGACAAATGAGTGATTTGCCGAAAACACTATCAGATGCTAGTGCTTTAGCTGGAATGAATTCTCAGTTTGGCGAACAAAAAGATAGTTGTTCGTTTTTTAATGAAATATTAGGAGTGCTAAGTGGTGGGTTTGATGGCACAATGGATTTTATTGATAATGCATTTGATAAATTAGGTGGGTTTTTACAACAATCAGGCATATCAGGAATTATAGACCAAATTACTAGTGCGATAAGTGGTGCAGGAGGCATTATAGGTGATGTAATTAATGCAGTATCTGGTGTTATAAATTCAGCGACATCGGCACTCAGTGGTATATTAGGGCAGATAGGAAGTATGGTAGGAAAAGTAACAAATGCGATTGCAGATGTTACAAACCAGATTGCAATGGAAGCCCAAAAGTTATTAGGTTTAGCAAGTGAATTACTTTCAAAAGCATTGGCATTATCAATGGCGGCGGCGGCATTAGATCCATGTCAAATGGCAGTAATACTTAATACAGGAAGTAATGAAATGAAAGGTGCAGTTAATAAACTTAATGCACCGATGAATGCACTTTCATCTATTCCTACATCTATTGATAGTAGGGCGGATGCTGGTACTGTTATTAAAACAATGGACCAAGCAAAACAAGAAGCATCACAATCTCCTGGAGTCCCACAATCACCATTTACTGAAACTGCAAAATTACATAAACCATTAGACGCATATTTGCATAATTTATTTGCAGAAGTTACGGGTATATTCGGAGACACTTTTGATACTATTAAGAATGCAGTAGGAGGAACAGTGCTTTCAGCTACACCTAAAACTGGCTCATTGCCATCGACATCAACTAATACACCAAAGACAACACCAACAATTATATCAAGTGATGCCTGGAGGCAATGGCAAGGAGCATATTCTAATACATTGTTAGAATTAAAAAGAGATATAAAACATCTAAAGATGTTTATTAACCAAGCAGTTGCAACAAAAACTTTTTCTACAGAAGAATTAAAGCAACAAGCAATCATACTTTCTGAACAATTAGCACAGGATGAAACATCGGTTTCAGTAGAATTAAAATCAGCTAATTCTCAGCTAGTTTATGAATCAGAAGGAAATAAATTTAGAATCGATAGCAAAGAGCAAAACAAACTAGAACTTTTGAATTCTAAAGTCGCACCACATACAACTAGACTGATAAATCGTATCAAACGAAATTATGCCAGTGCAGTAGTGCAGTGGAACTCTATAGACCAAAATGTTAGGTAATATTAATGATAGGTATTTTTGGAGATAGTTTTGCACATGAGAATGGCGCCATAGGCTGGCCAACTATATTATCGCAACTAAGCGATGAACCACAAGAAAACTTTGCACTATATGGAACTTCATTGTCTTATTCATATAGAAAACTTTTAGATAATATCGATAGATTACAAGAGTATTCTAAAATTATTTTTATATGTACTGAACCAGGCCGACTGCATTTAATCAACAATAGTACAAACCATGAATTACTTTACAATTCTCGTAATGCTACAGAATCTATGGCTTTAAATAATCAATTTAAATTTTCTAAATTTAACATTTCAAATGATGAAAAAGTTAATCTGCAAGTATTACATGCGGCACATACTTTACGTGTTCATTATCCTGATACATTTGATTTCGTTGATGATGCAGTAAAACGTGCAGTGAGTTCTTTACACGATAAAACATTGATTTTAAATACTAGGGAATTAGCTAACATCAGTAAATTAGATATGAAAGATATGATGCCAACTATAGATATATGGGAAGATTCCAGTCTAGGAAGAGTGTGTCATATGAGTCATCAACAAAATAAAGAATTAGCAAGATACATAAAAAGACATTTTGATGATGGACTTGATGTGCATAGTACACTTATTGATGCAAAAACACACTATACAGAATCGGCAACTCTGGCTCAAGCAGGCCTTAGGATGACAGCACCATGAAAAATAAAAAGTTAATCTGGATATTTGGACAAACATCAGACTTTAGTAAAGAAATTATTAGACAGCAACAAATTAGATATAATGATGATGTTGAGATATTTGGTAGAGACAATTTTGTATTTGTTGATACTCAAGGTTGTGTAGAAAAAGTATCAAGGATGAAAGTACCAGATTATATAATCATAAATCAAAAGTGTGATTTTTTACCAAAGGATGAACCTCCTCACTGGAATCAAGGACTTAAACATATAAACCAACATCAGGACCCATACTCATGGAAATGGTCATACCCAGTAACAGTTATTAATACTATATCACACGTTCTTAATGAAGTTCAATCATCAAATAGACGTAGTGGTAAAAAAGATATAAATGTTATATTCATTACAAGTTCTATCACTGTAACTGATAAGACTGCCGCATATAAATTTAAGTATAAAGATTATATTAGTATAAGACAGATGCAACAGCAACAATGGATGGCATGTAGCAAAGAGAATATGAAAATAGCATGTATGAGTCCGTCATACTTAGATGAAACTAATATAGAAGAATATGCAGGCCGTGTAGTAAATAGTGTACATACGACAATAATGGATAATCATATATTAGATTTAAGTAGAAATACTGATGATCCAATGCCATGGATAAAACTCTCTTAAATGATAAATAGATATAAGGAGTTTAATTATGCGTATTGAAGAAATTTTAAAACCAATGGAAGAAGGCGTCAATGACCCTCATATTTTTAAAGCAGTATTTTTTGCTGGAGGCCCAGGCGCAGGTAAAACTTTTGTTGCTAAAAAATTACTAAAAGGTACTGGACTTAAACCTATAAACTCTGATGACATTTTCGAGTTTATGATGGGCAAAGCAGGTAAAGAATTAACTCCTGACAATATCTATTCAGATGAAGGACAAAGAATTCGTAATCGTGCTAAAGAGATTACTGCGAATAAAGAAGCATCACATATCGCAGGAAGATTAGGACTTATAATTGATGGTACTGGCAAAGACGTTGCAAAAGTATCAAAAGCACAAGAACAGTTACATCAACTTGGTTATGACACTATGATGTTGTTTGTAAACACAAGTGAAGAAGTTGCACAGAAACGTAATCAGGATCGCCCAAGAAGTCTTCCTAGAGAACAAGTTAATAAGATGTGGAATTCAGTACAACAAAATCTTATGAAGTTTCAGCAACTATTTCGTGCAGGCAACTTCCACATTGTAGATAATTCTGGCGGACTTGAAGATCCAGAAAGAGCAGAAAACTTTTCAAAAGTTAACAATCAAATTGATAAGTTTCTTATTCAACCACCGTCTAAGCGTCAAGCAAAGCAGTGGATACAAGACGAAAAAACAAAACGCAATACTGGTCCATAATAACTATTGACATTCCTCACTAAATATAGTATTATTAGTATATAACTATGTAGGTGAATAATGGATCAAAACATACTAGAAAAATTTCAAAATTATCGCAAAAATATTGACTTAGAGTTTATTTCAAAAACTCACGTTCATTATTGTACCCCTTGTTATGGTGGACAAATCACAGAGCCTTTCTTTCGTAGTTGGACTAAGGCACATATGATGTATACTAGACACGAAATACCTTACTCAGTTACAACTAGTGCAAATGAATCGTTGATATCAAGAGCCCGTTGTCATATGGTTGCGTACTTTATGGCTAATCCAAAAGCAACACATTTAATGTTTATTGACGCTGATGTTAATTTTGATTGTATTGATATCTTACATATGTTGCAACATGATAAAGATATTATAGTCGGTGCATATCCAAAAAAAGATTTAGATTGGAGAGGCATAGAACGTAGAATACTAGGTGGCCGTGCGGATACATTAGAAGATTTGAAACAAGCAGGCGCCAATTATGCATTGAATTTTGATTGGAACATAGAAGAAGACAATTCACGTAAAATAAAAACTAAAGATGGGTTGGTAAAGTTACGTGACGCGGCAACTGGTTTTATGTTGATAAAACGTGAAGTAATTGAAAAAATGATTTCCGCTTATCCTGATTTGTATTTTAATAATGATTTGAATATGGATGAAGAATTTGCTAAATGGACTTATCTATTTTTTGATTGTATGCATGAACAAGATACAAAGCGGTATCTATCAGAGGACTACGCATTTTGTCGTAGATGGCAAGCATTAGGTGGTGAAGTTTGGCTAGACCCACTAATCAATTTAGACCATGTAGGGCACTTTACCTTTTCTGGTAATGTTGGTAAAATATTTCAACAAAATTCTTCAATCGAAGATGACATATAGTAAAAGAGGCCTAAGCCCCTTTTACTTTTTTGTACCATTGATGAAATCTAATTCTTCTTCTGTGTAAGGCCACATATCAAAAACTTCCATACATGTTGTGTTTAAATTCAGAAATCTCATTGGCTTTTTTATAATAGCCTCTACTTCTTAGTTCTCTAATTGCCATACAGTAACTTCTGTATTCCATTGCTTTTATAAATCTTTTAAACATCATTTTCTCTTAACATTAATGCTTTAGCTTCTTTGATATACCCTTGACGGTACAACTCACTTGCCGCTCTTGCACGACCGGCACTCTCACCAAACGCCCATATTGCCATAACCGCTGTTGTAAGAGCCATCTTTATTATTTCACATATTCTGCATGTGCTTCTAATTATCATCGTATTCATTATACCCATCCCTTAAGATTATGATTTACTGTAGTTTCACGCCTTTGTAATACTCGTTGTCTACGCTCTAAGTCAACTAAGTCGTGCGAACTAGCCAAGTAATCATATTCTATTTGTTCTATTGTTCTTGGTTTTAATTTCTTTAGTAATTTTAAAATAAACTTAAGCATTAAAATTCCTTCCGATATGTCCTAATCCGTGATATCCTTTTGGTCCATCACCTGTTTCTATCATTACTTGATAGGCATACTGCCAATCATTCTTGTATTCTGTTTTGGCCCAAAGCATCATGTCCTTTTGCAACTTATTAGAAGTTCTGGACGAAAAGACACTCACAAGGCCGCTGAAAAAGTTCAACGTCATTTACGTTCTCCGTATAAAATAAATTTTCTTTGTGCTTGAGGAAAGCAATACCCCGGTCTTTTCCGGCGTCATTCGTTTGTTGTGGCAGTCTGCGCCTGCCCTGGTCTTTCCCAGTGCCAATACAAGAAAGGACTTCTTGTATCACTTTTATTTATATAAATATACACGAATAAATGATGAATTAACAGTGTTTTTTCGACATTCCCGCTATGTCCTAAATGCAAAGCTACTTGCATACCTCGATAACCTCACTGCATATCAAAATAACTATTGATTTTTTATATTAAATATGTTATTATAACTAAGTAATATTACAAAAGGAGACAATATGCCAAAAGTTTTTTGTTCAAAGTATAATGAAGAATTGCCCGGATTAGAAAAAGCACCATTTCCGGGAGAAGCAGGTAAACGAGTACTTGAGAATGTCTCAGAAAAAGCATGGAATGAATGGTTAAATTTTCAAACTATTTTGATAAATGAGAATAGACTAAATTTAATGGATGAAAGTGCTAGGGCATTCTTGTCAGAGAATAGAGATAAGTTCTTATATGAGCCAGGCGAACTTGCTATGCCTGAGCAATATAGGGATCCTAATATCCCTGACCTAAGATAGAAAGATAGTAAATGGAAATTTCGATACAAAGTGAAAAAGTTCCCGTATGGGAATTAAGTAATGTAACATTACCAAATTTAGACGTACCTGCATTATATAACAATAGTACGGAAAAATTACTTCCAATGAGTCAAAAACGTGAGCCTATGGACTTAGTTGAAGGCAATGATAATCATCTAAAATTCCAAACAGAATGGCTTAGACATTGTGACACTATTCAGACATTTTTAAAGGATGGATCCGCATATAAAGAATGTATTGAATTACAGCCTATGTGGCCTAATGGTTTTGCAAGATTTGATTGGCCTAGACATTTAAGCTGTATACAAATAATGCATGACAGAGACGGTTTTAGTATGGGGTCTCATATTGATAACAGGACAGTAGTTGGAGTAGTTATTGTAAATTTACAAGATAATCCTATTGGTTCTGGTACATCATTTCATAGGTATACGGATCCTCATAATGTCGAAGACAGTTGGTATCAAGGACCTACTAAAAAAGGCACAGGCGTATTCTTTCTCAATAATTGGAATACCTGGCATAGTGTAAATAATAGCGGTGGTGGTGATAGACTAATTGCATATAACATTATACCATTATCGAATATGTTTCAACTTAACTAGGTGAATTGATGAAAAAGTTAGTATGGAAAGTACATCTTGTAGCAGACCACGTTAATGCAGGCGGAACTGTTAGTGGAGGAAGGCTATTTGATATGGCTGATGTATCGGCATACACTATGATTAATGAAACATTTTTAACAGAAAGACCGGACATTGCGGTAGTTACAAATAGTGCGGATGTTAAGTTTGTTGCTCCTGCATATGCATATGGCTTTATAGAATCCTATGCTGAAATTATAGAAGTAACACCTGCAAGAATAAATGTATCAATTACGATGCAATACCGAGACAATAGAAGTTTAGATTGGTATGACTGTTTTGTGGGAACTTTTAGTTTTACATGTTTAGATAAAGCGACTCGCAAAGTTTATAAAATGTCAAAAGAGGAAATGAATGAAATTAAAAGCTAAAGTTTTAGTTACCGGCGGAGCAGGATTTATAGGAACAGAGTTGGTAACCCAACTGTTGTCTAATGGGTATTCGGTTACAATACTAGATAAAAAAGATAAGCCCGAGAATATAGATAGTAGGGTAAAATATATTCAAGGAGATTTACAAAATGCGGCACGTTGTGTTATGGCATGTGCGGGACAAGAGTTTATAATTCATTTAGCCGCAAAGCCTCGTATACCAGAGAGTTTCCTCAATCCAGATGAATACTTTGATAATAATGTAACAGGTACACGTAATATTCTAACAGCCGCAAGTGCAGTTAGAGTACGTAAATTTGTGTTTGCAGGCAGTAGTTCAGTATATGGAAATAATCAAACACCCCATAAACCTTATCACAAACCAGACCCACTCAACTACTATGCTATGACTAAGTTGTTTGGCGAACATCTATGTAAACAATACAAGAATATGTTCGATTTAAATTATAATATTCTACGTTTTTTCACAGTGTATTCAGAGAACCAACCTAATTCTAATACAGGCGGACTGATGATAGGTAAATTTGGTAGACTTGCTAACGAAGGAGAGCCGTTAACGGTTCATGGCGACGGAGAATATAAGAGAGATTATATACATGTTTCTGATGTAGCAAAGGCCTGCATAGCGAGTATTGAATCAAAAGTAAGAAATGAAATATTTAATGTTGGTACAGGTACGAACATATCAGTAAATGGTGTAGTAGATATCATTAAGAAGTTTAAAGATGTTAAGGTATTACATGAAGCAAATCCAAGAGGATATGCTAGGGATACTCTAGCAGATATAAGTAAAGCAAAGAAGCTATTGGGATGGGAACCAAAGATAGAACAAGTACAAGGAATAACAAACACATACAAGAGGATATTTAATGAATAAACAGATTGAACCTATTAGAGAAAAACTAGATGAAAAGATTAAACAACTTAACTCTAGTAGGGTATTTAAAAAGGTCACACCTAAATATGATTTATCTTGGTATGTAAAATGGGCCGCATCAGTATTGATATTGGTTGCCACCTGTGCCAGAGCAACAGGTACTATACCACAGGTAGATTTGTGGTTCGGATTGTTTGGGACGATGGGTTGGTTTTGGGTAGGAATGTTATGGCACGATAGAGCATTGATAATGCTTAATGGTGTTCTTGTTACTTTAATTTTTTCCGGCCTCTTAAACTTCTATTTCGGAGCCTAGTTTGTTAAGAAAGGCATATATTCCACCTGGAGCAGGTATGAACTTCATAGCATTCCATTGCCTACATCTTGCTGATATCAATAAAATTATTAATTACAAATCGCATGTAAATGAATATTCCTGTGATTTTCAAAAATCTACATTATGGCCTTGGGATATCACACGGGAAATTAATGAATTTGAAATGTTATATCCTGATATAGTCTCTAGTCTGAAAAGTTTTAGAAATAAAATGTCTAAAGAACAATTCATCAAACTTGCCTTAAAACATAGAATAACAGCCGCTGGGATACGTGTTATACAAAAGAAATATTATTGGCTACCTATACATGATTACTCTATATTTTACTTGAGTTTTTATGGCAAAGATCCAGAATTTGATTTATATTTAGATGAACTTATGTCTCTTTGTTGGAAGATACACAGTGACGCAGGAGAGAGTCTTATATCTCTTACTCATTATGAGTTACCTAGAAATAATTATAACGTAGATACTATGCAAATTGATATCGAAGACTGCGAAGAATTTGTGTCTAATTTACTTTACGTGAAGCATTTAACACCAGCTAATAAAGACGAACCATTGCCTGAACTATCTACGGAACCTCGCAAGTTTATTAGACATGAAAAATCTAATGTAGATATCACTATAAGTTATAGAAAAATATTTATGGAGCAAAATGTAAAAGAACTAAGGAGGCTATATGACTTTTTTGGAATTGAAAACCATTTCCATAATAATGTAACTGAAATTGTAAAAGCATTTAGAGAATATAATCTTACAAATTTAAATTTAATTAGTTCTTTTGATTTTTCATCAGCACCTGGTTATGATAAAACTTTTATTCACGCTTGGGCAGAAAGGCATAAAAAATGAGAAGTTTAAAAGAGTTATATATACCATCAAATGTAGATAAATTTTTATCACATATGGCATTGTATTGTGAGCCAACTGGTACACTATTTAGGAATGCGATTGGCAAGAATAATCAATATAATACTCCTACAGAACTTTCGCCTTTTATTTTTAATGATGATGTTATTAAAAGAAAAATTAAATATGCTGAGTCACTGCCCGGTAAAAATTGTCCAATGTGTAATTATAATTTGCAATCATCTTACGATTGGTGGTATAGGTCAGATACATGGCACATAGATAAAGTAAGACACGAATATCCGAATGCATGGGGACATTCTCAATCATTCTTATCAGGTAAAAAAGTTGATATTGCTGAATTTGTTGAAAGGCACCGAGATAAATTTAACAGTGATAAACGTGAATTGCTATTGCAAAAATCTTGGGATGAAATAGGACTATATGATGTATCTTACTATCTTATTCCATTACTTGGATTTGAGGAAGAGATTGATAGATGGCTGACCCTTTGTATGAAACTAAGATATCAAATTATGATGAAGTCTGGTATAGATGTAAAGAATATTACTTATGTGCATCCGTCCCACCATTTCACTAAATTAGTAAAGCCAGCTGGAATCGATATGAAAACATTGGCTATTTCAATTTCTAAAGATGCGACATTGGTAAATGAGATAAATTCTATGAACAATACTAACGATTTAAATTTTATGAAGTCTTGTGATGATGCAAATGTAAACTTATCTGATGACTCTATAGATTTTAGAGATATATTTATTGATATTAAACCTGATGCGATTAGAGAAGTATATAAGTTTTTTGAAAATGAACATGTATTTGATAGTAAACCAAGTTACATAGCCAGTAAGTTTAAATCATACCATGAAATTAATTTAGGATTATTAGAAGATGCTAAAATCTGATAAACTAAAATTGTTAATTGTGGCACCAGGTGCGGGCAGTAACTTTCTAGGTATGAGATTGGGACTAAATGTAGCAGGTCATGTTAATCCTGATAAAATGCATGAATTCTTTTCGAACAGAGAATGCAGTAGTATATCTGATAAGGTAAGAGAACATTTCGGTATAGAAAATATAGGCGATAATATATGGGGAACAAATTACACTGAAAATGACCCAGAGAATTTCGATAGCTATATGGAACATACATTCCCAAAAGCTATGAAAATCTGTAATAGATTTGATACTAGTAACGTTTATTCTGATATAAAGTACATAAATAATTTGTTGGCTAGATTTGATAAAGTTAATAACGTGCATACTGACAAAGTATTAAACAATGCGATGATACATTCTTTAGAAAAGTTGCAATGGCACAAGTACACTCCTTTATATAGGGAACCTATTTATTGGCTGAGTAGTTTAGAAGCCTCAATGAATGAATATTATAATAGTCAAAAAGACTTACCAAAGTCTCATCTTAACAGACAGCCTATTGACACACCACAGTGGAAAAATGTATATAAGTTTATACAAGAATTCAATACTATCGCTTTCGAATGTCATAAATTAGAGGATGAAACACTTCATTCAATAGAACACTATCTGCCTTTGGCTATAAATACACGTGATAAACTATCAGATATAGCTAATATATGCGTTGTACATACAGAACAAAGTGTATGTAGTTTTGTAACAGATATATTAAATTTGAAACATATGCGGGAAACCATTTTAAATAACCAAAAAACTATAGCGTACATGTTGCCTTCAAATGATGATGAATGCAAACATGCTGATAATGTAGTAAGCTATAGAAAGATGTTTTATGATAATGACCCAACAGAGATACGTAAGCTATTTGTATTTTTTGATAAAGGAGAATACTTTGATAAAAATAGAGAAACAGAAATAAAAGCATTTAAAGATTATCATTTGGGTAATGTAGATTTTTATGTAAATAATTGGTTAGATAACAGCGAGGAAATACATGCAACTTGAGTTGATTAGTGAAACAGATAAAAGATTAAGACAAACTTGTGTTAAACATGAAATAGATGCGGCGACTGAAGGCCTAGTATATGATATGATTGCAAAAATGCAAGAACACGATGGTATAGGATTAGCGGCACCACAGTTAGGTGTTATGGAACAATTATTTGTTATAGGACACAAAGATGTTGGTTTTGTTGTTTGTATAAACCCAACATGGGCACCAACAACAGAAGCAAAATTAGAATCATTCCAAGAAGGCTGTTTAAGTTTTCCACATCTAGCACTAACAATAGAACGATACAATCAGGTACATTGTACATTCACTAATCTAAAAGGTGAAACAAAGACACAGTTATTTAATGGCGTATGGGCCCAAGCAATACAACATGAACATGACCACTTGATGGGCATAACATTTGATAAAAGAGCAAAGACAAGCCAATTAAGTAGAGCCCAGGCAGTTCGTAGAGAAAAAATAAAAAGAATTAAGAAAAAGAACAAGGACAAGTGATGGATTATTCTAACTATACATTATTAAGTTTAGGATGTAGTTTTACATTTGGTCAGGGTACTATTGCTGATTATACAGGTGGTCCAGAAGAAAGAGAAGTTTGGCGCAATGCATGTAATGAACTTTCTTATACTTCACATGTTGGTAAACGTTTAAAGTTTAGAAAAGTTGTTAACTTAGGTACACCTGCAGGCAGTAATGAACTTGCATTACTTAATATGAATACTTGGTTAGACAAAAACAAAGGCGAGAATGTTTTTATATTATTCAGTTTAGCTGATCCACAAAGAGAAATATTCTTTAAAAAAGTAAAAGACTATGGCGATAAGAGACTTAAGGTTGATTCGTTAGAAGTTTTTAATGCATCGCACCCACATAATATTTCACCAAAAGCAATAGAGAGTTTTTACACAGAAATTAATACTGAGATTAATATGACATTCAAAAACTGGCTATTTAGAAAGCATTTAAGTTCAGTATTGAAGTATAGAAACTTACCACACTTAGTATTTCATTCATTTGATCCTATGGATATTAGAGTTAATAAACTAAAAAACAAATTTAGAATAGCCCAAGGATCAACACATTGGCATAATTTAGATATTATACCAGACTTTAGAGAGTGGATGGAAAATATAGAAGATGAACCTACATTTGCTAACTACCTAAGTATTAATCACATTAATGCTCTTAGTAAAGATGTATTTGGAAAAGCAATACATAATAGGTCCATATACTCAATATCAGATTACTTACATAGTGTATGTAAGACACACAAAGATGCGTTTTTTACAGGTGTAGGCGACAACAAAGATAAGTATGCAGTAAGAGAGCATATGTCATGGCATGACGGTACGCATTATAATGCTACCGCTCAGAGAATATTGGGACAGTTATTAGTCTCAGAAATGCACAAAACTAACTAAAAATCAACTAAATACAATAGGGTATTATGTCAATACTCTTAAAATAAGGAGATTAATATGATGAAATGGATAAAAGATAGAACAAAAGAAAGAACATCATGGGACGGTGCAGTATGTATCGGACTAGGATTAATGATTCTATTCATGGCACCATTAGCCAAGATTGCGGCAGGTATTGCTGTAGCTTGGGGTGTTTGGACAATCTGGAAATCAGAGTAAGATTGTGAACTTCTTGTATGACACCTAGTTTTCGAAAAGAAGCATATCGAAGATTTTGGCTTGTAAAAGGCCATTTAGGTTGTCATACATGGCAAGATAAAGAAATAATAGCTATGCACGATAGCTATTTTAGAAGATTATGGAATAACGAATCCCAATGTTTAGAAGAATATGAAGAAGGATTTGAGAAAGCGTATGAGGAATTAATTGGAAAATACAGTCCCACCTAGATTAATACTTTTGTCTGAGTTTTTAGACCAGAGCAAAAGAAAAGAAGATGAAATTCACTTTTATGAAAAGGAACTCAAAAAGATTGAAGAAAAACTATATTGGCTACGTAGAGAAAAAAATCTAACAGAAACGATTATTAATATAATCACTCAGGAAAAAGTTGTCGATATTAAAGAAGAAATGGAAAAAAGATATATATCAGAAAAAGAAGAATAGAAACTGATATAGATAAATAAACAGGAAAGAAAAAGGCGAAGTTATGGATTTATTTTTATTTTACCTTGCAGTAAGTTTAATCATTACTTCGGGACTAATCATATATTTTAGGGAGCATTTACGAAAACAAATAGGTTGGTATTTACTGGGAATGGTTGCATTCATGGTAGTTACAAACTGGGATGAATATTGGTGGATGCTGTTTTTTAGTTTTGTTGTTTTTTTAAAAACTCCACCTTTTAGCATTGAAGACAAACTTATGGATAAAGCAAGTAGGTCTGATAACAAAGTTAAAAGATGGTCAGGAAGACAACATTGGACAGTGAAAACTGTCTTGTACATTATGGCTTGCGGGATAATGAGTGCCTTAATTACTTGGTTGAAAAATGATGGTTATTTTCATTTTTTCTTCTTTGGGTAGTTGACACTGGAATTTACTTGTGCTATAATACAACTTATGTTACCCGAGTTGGGTAGCATTTTTTTTAAGGAGGACTACTTATGAAAAAAGTAACACTAACAGGTCTGCTAGTTGCGGCCTTATTTACAACATCAGCGATGGCTGAAGGAACGTCTGTATCAGACGATATGACGTTTTCTCTATCACTTGAAAGAGCGATTGAGGCAAATACACAAAACGGTGAGTTTTCAGTAGCAAAACCACTATTTGGTATCACTGCATCTTACGGTGCAAAATGGGACATCGATGCTGATGGAAAAGATTTTTTAGATTTGAACAAGCAAATGTTAAACTTTTCATTCCCGCTACAAGATAATGTAACAATTTATCTTAAAAATGATTTGAACGATTCATTCGAAAGAACTGAATCAGTAATCGGAACATCAATTACATTTTAATTAATGTATTGACTTATATACGTTTATCGTGTATAAATAATATTGTAGACGTTGAAGCAACGTAGACGTATTCTGGACTGGGGGGCAGTACCCCACAGCTCCACCATAATTACTTTGTAGCGTAAAAACTACAAATTTACGGCATAGAGTAATTATGATGGGGCTGAACTAGGATCGACAGGTGCGAAAGTGAAGTGGAGTTTACCGGATGACTGCGTTATTGGTCAAAAACTATAATTGCAAACGCAAATTATGAGCCAGAAATGGCATTAGCGGCTTAGTTTTAAGCACGTAGGGGTTGATGGCTTACCTGGCAACAGAAAAGTCATATTTTAATTTGGGGTTAATAAAGAAAATATATGGCATACGTAGTAAACGAGAATTGTATTAAATGTAAATATACTGATTGTGTTGAAGTTTGCCCAGTAGATTGTTTTTACGTTGGCGAAGATATGTTAGTAATTAACCCAGACGAATGCATTGATTGTGGTGTGTGCGAACCAGAGTGTCCAGCAGATGCAATCATTCCAGATACATCGCCATTGTTCACGCAACGGTTGTATGATATAAATGAGAAATGGTCACAGCAATGGCCTGTCATTACAGAGAGAGAAGACCCTCTTCCAGATGCAGACTCACTAAACCCTGCAATGGGATATACAGGAGATAAGACAAAGTTGTTAGACGATTATGACTGATAACGAAAGTCTTTGGAAAGAAGCACCTAATTGGTCCCACAGACACCTAACTTCATACGAACATTATCTAACTGTAACTAAACGTGCAGATGCAGAGTCAGGGCAAAAGACCTGGATATATCGAGGCACAATAAAAGATATATGGATAAATCTTTTTGGATTTGATGATGATGGCATTCGCCGTAATATACATGGCAGTATTGTACATGTAATAGATGAATTATTTTCTAATAGTAATAAAGTTTGGAGCAATGAAGATTGGCTTAACACTGAACATTCACGTGATGATTTGTTAACCAAACCAAATGCGTTTTATCACATATTAGAAGAATTAAGAAATGGCCAAAAAATATATGACCCTTTAAATTTAGTTTGGTTTCCTGATTGGTATATGCCCGGTATAGTGGCGGAACAGAAACCTACAAGACCCATAACTCAATTTGAACCTACATTTAATACCGGCATTGCAAAAACAAGATGGAAAGCCCATATAGAACAAATGCAACAAGAATGTTTTAGTCATTTAACAGTACGTGGCAGATGGCAATTACATCCTGGTAACACAAGAATGCAATTAGCAAATGTATATGAAGGCAAAGTAAACGCAATCATAACAGATTATTCAAATGGTTATATAAAATCATTTTATCCAATGGTTGATGAAATGCATTTACATAAATTTGATGTTACAGGGAGAAAATTATCACTGGGCTATACAGGTAATGATGATTTTAGTCCACGCTCAGTCACTAGAACATTATCTCCTAAAAATACAAGGGCTAAATATAGAGAAGTACAGGGAGCCGCTATAACAGTAAACTTAGCTAAACCTACTACTTATATGCCACCTCGTTGTTATGAAAAGGTAGGCAATGAAGTAAAAGTAAACGGTAGCACAGTACTCAGAAATAATAATGGATTTTGGGAGTTAGTATTATGATAATAACTAAAAAAGATTATGGTTATCCTGTTTGGGTAGTGGAAGATGTATTCAAATTAGGTCTTGAGGATGCAGTATTAAAACAGTCTAATGATTTGCCATTTATTCCAATGGAAGGCAAACGTACAGACAAGACGGGCAAGAGAAACTGGATGAACCAGTCAAGTCATTCGTCTTTCCTAGAAGTTTGTGAATATTTTGACAGTAGACTTATGAAAGAAAAGTTTAGTGAAATTTGTGAAAAAGACTTTACAAATTTAGGCACACGAATCGAACTATGCAAAGATGCAAAAGGAAGTTGGTTACATAATCATTTTGATGATAAAGCAAAACTATTTACTTTACAGATATACCTATCAGACACAGACACAAGTACAAGTTTCATGAAAACAAATACTCCTGCTAGAAAGAATTCTGGTTGGTTCTTTGCAAATACTGGAACAGAACTACATGGATTGAAGCCTTTGCTAAACAACAGAGTAAGTATTATTGTAAACTATTGTGATGAAACCTGGAGAGATAGGACAGTAATCGTATGAAGTATAAAAATAGTAATCAACGAACAAAAGATTATCTTTCTAAGTTTGATAAAAACAAAGTTTTGCAAAACTTAGTTGGAACTGATACTCCCATAATATTAGACATTGGTGCAAATATAGGACAAACAGTAGATAAGTTAAAGACTATATGGGAACATGCAGTAATACATTCTATAGAGCCTTTACCAGATGCATATCAACAATTATACTTAACAAAAGGTAGATTACCCGGCGTTCATGTATATAATACAGCAATTGGTTCAACAAATGGTTGGCAAGATTTTAATATTAATAAACACCAGCCTATGCTCAGTGGATTTTATAAATTAAATGCAGACAGCAAGGATAGTATTGCTATCAATAAACCAGAGAAAGCCCATAAGAATTTCTTAGAATCTGAAACTATACAATTTCCAGTTATAACGTTAGATAAATTTACAAGTGAAAATAATATAGATTACATAGATATGATTAAAATGGATGCTCAGGGAGCCGAACCAGAGATATTAGAAAATGGAATTGAAACACTAAAGAATACCCGAATCGTTCTTACTGAATTATCATTTTATGACTTATATGAAAAGCAGTGTAGTTTTTATGATATAGAAAAAACCCTGATTCCCTTGGGTTTTGAATTATTCGATATCGCACATGTTAGTAAAAACCCAATGAATGGTCGTACAGATTGGGCTGATTTAATTTATATTAAAAAAAATTAAAAAAGTTGTTGACAATACCGAATCATTATGCTATATTAATAACATAAGCATCAGAGAGTTTAGCGACTCAATGATTGTAGTGCAAGGAAGAGGCTGTTACCAGACGGTCGAACTTGACTAGTTAGGGGTGGTACCCAGGTTCAAAGCTGAGAGGCTAAGAGTCACATCGTTCTACCGAACGGAACTAGGTTCCCTGGATTCAGAATGGTATCTGTGTCGAGGGGTTGGGGGTGTAACCAAGTCCCTCCTACTTTGCTTATATTTTCTGATTACAATACCAAGTAATCAAAAATTAAGAGACGGTTGGCAAACCATATTTTACTCACTTTCATTTTATATTGCTGACTGTCTCTTTTTTATTTCCCCAACTTATCAACAACTCAATTAAAAAGTGTATTGATTTAATATCTTTTTTGTGTTACATTCATAAATATGAAAGTAACAATAAGGTTACAACCAGGCATCAATCGAGCCTGGTCTAATTATGTGAGCAACGTGGTAAAGACGTTAAGCAGAAGGAGATAAAAAATGGATGCACTCACCCTATGGATGGCAATAGGTTTTCTATTTGCCGCATATTCAGTAATAGCAAACGATTCAGTACAAACTCTTGGTACTTGGATTGCATCAAATAACGAAAAATTTAATTGGAAGATAATGTGGGGAGCCGCAAGTGCGGTACTGCTTTATACTTTGTGGTATGGTTGGACAACTAATGGTGGAGATATTAGTTACGGACGATTAAACAAAATTCCATTTCAAGAGATTCAATGGTATCATGCCGCCGCACCAGGCTTACTATTGATATTAACAAGAATAGGTGTACCAGTAAGTACAAGTTTCTTAGTGTTAAGTGCATTTGCTAGTACATTTATATTAGAGAAGATGCTAGTCAAATCAATGATGGGTTATGCAGTTGCGGCTGTGGCGGCATATGTAATCTGGATTGGTGTTACTAAAATACTTGACGAAGCAAAACCAGTCGCTGAAAATCATAAAATGTATTGGCGAGTAGGTCAGTGGATAACAACTGGCTTTTTATGGTTCACTTGGTTATCACATGATATGGCAAACATTGCCGTATTCTTACCAAGACAAATCCCATTTGATTTAATGGTAATGGTAAGTGCAGTATTTGTATTTGGCTTAGGTTATATATTTTATACTGGTGGTGGTAAAATACAAAACATCGTAATTGAAAAACATAATACACGTTATGTAAGAAGTGCTACAATAATTGATTGTGTATATTTTCTAATTCTTTGGTTCTTCAAGGAACTGAATGATATACCAATGTCAACAACTTGGGTATTCGTAGGATTACTTTGTGGCCGTGAACTTGCTATGGCAACTATTACAGGTAAAGAAAAGTTTAAAACTGTTTTCCCTCTTGTAACTAAAGACTTCATAAAGATGATGATTGGCTTAGGTGCAAGTGTTGGTGTAGTTTTATCTATTCACTATATAATCGTTCCTAACGGTTTGCACTAAGAAGATAAATAACTTTATAGAACAAAACTAATAACTAAGTACGCATAGGATTTTAAAAAAGGTATAAGTGTGTCGGACACTGCGTAACACATTCTGACATTCCACAAAACAAATTTTAATGGAGCCCATTCTTCGGAGTGGGTTTTCCATTTGTATTCATAACATAAAAGATAAATACATATATGCGTTATTCAGATATCATAGAAGGTAAACTTACTAAAAAGGATCTTATTAAAGATAATAAGAGACTAGCCAACTTTATTCGAAAATACGAAACAGGACAACTGTTTGTAGCATTAGGTGGTGATAAGCCTACGATTAAATTAAAAAAAGACGATGAAGTTCTAGCTAATCTAAAGCAAGGTATTATACCTGATAAATTTGCAACACACGACGGAAGAGTAGTACGACTTACAAGTTTAGAAAAAACAAGTGAATTTGGAGGCAAAGGCGCAGGTTTTTCTACACGTGATGAGGATGCGGCACTTGGTAGTATTGGTGAAATGTTTGCAAAATTAAAAGGTGATAAGGCAGAAATACAACTAGACATTGGCGGTAGAATAGTTAATGTTGCTAAGTTTGTCACAACTCCTGGAACACCTAAGTCTGACTTTCATGCAGTGGATGCCTCAGGTAATGAAGTTGCTTGGATATCTCATAAGAAAGGCTCACGTGCAAAAGATTTTGGACAATGGGGCGGTATGAGTGATAGAGAAATGAAAACTGTATACGAAAGATTTCCAGAAGCAAAAGAAGAAATTCTTGCATTTGCTAAGACAGTAATCGATATGACAGATGGTCAAATCCCAAGAGCAACTACATATGCAAGAGAAATTAAAAATGGTATATTACGAGGTATAGCAATTTATGGTATTGGGTTTAAAGGTGAACCTAGTAAGCAAAATGTTGACTTAGTATTACAAGGCGATCCAGTATTTAAAGGTAACAAACTTGTATCAACCGGACCACATCACTCAAATGGTGAACGTGTAGAAGGCGAATTCGAACCAGTATTAATGGCGATGTACAAAGGTGATAGAGATAACTTCGGTGTAAAAGGCGCACGTTTCTCAGTATACCCAAAAGGTGGTAGAAAAATCACCAAATATATCTAAAAATCCCTATATTATCTCACTTTTTTCTACATAAAAAACTTGACAAATCCACCTAAAACGTGTATACTGTAAGTAATTATTAATCATACGAGAGGATATAAGATGAATAAGTTTATAGTAGCAATCATTAGTTCGTTGATGTTAGTTTCAACTGCACAAGCGAATTCAACAAGAGTACAAGCAGAGGTAACAGATAGTACTGCAATTACTCAACAAGTAGTACAAAAGACACCTTCACAGCAATGTAGAACAGTAGATGTTCCTATTTATGGTAGAACGCAAAGTTCTGCAAGTACAGGTGATGTTTTATTCGGTGCAATTATCGGTGGTGTAATCGGTAATCAATTCGGTGGCGGTAAGGGTAAAGATGCCGCAACTGCATTAGGTGCCATCATAGGTGCGGATACTGCCAATAAAAATAAATCACAACAAGTAGTTGTTGGTTACAAGCAAGTGCAACAATGTGATGTAATTTATATCGAAACAGTAGTAAACAAAACTGTAGGTTACAACACTACATTCCAAACATCTAATGGTAATAGTTATGTATATCAGACTAAAGACCAATGGAAAGTCGGAACTATAGCGTTTTTAAACGTTACTACAACACTAAATTAACTACAATCTATACGAAAGTATAACATAGAAGTTAAATTCTCCTTCTTAATTAGATAAATACAGATGAGGTCTACTAAGAAGGAGAAGATTATGTTATTTCCAATTATTACCTTTGCTACGGCTATTGCTATTGCGTTTATAGCCGCCTGGTTTTCAATCGTCGGACTCATGGCGATTTTTGCCGCCTCTGCGGTACCAGTAGCATTAATGGCGGGTTCACTCGAAATAGGCAAACTTATAGCCGCATCGTGGGTGTACCGTAATTGGAAGAGGGCTCCATTTCTATTAAAATTTTATTTGACAATAGCAGTTGTCGTTTTGATGTTCATCACAAGCATGGGTATTTTCGGTTTCTTATCGAAAGCACACCTAGAACAAGCCGCACAGGGAACGGCTAACGTAGCAAAGGTTGAACGTATTGACAATGATATTATCAGATTTAATTCATTAATAGAACGTACTGAAATAAAAATAGCTAAACTTGATAACGAAACTAGTGATGATTCATCTGATATCAATAGTCAGATTGATGCTGAACAACAACGTATGGATAATGCATACTTACGTATTCAGCCTGCGATTGATGAACAGTTAGACATTGTTAAAGAAGAACAAAGAGGTTCTGAGGATCAAGTAAAGTCGTATACTGAACAGATTGTTCGAATTGACGAAACTCTTGCTAAGATACAATCTTATGCTGAGAATGTAGATGATGAAAATAATGTGAAAAAGATACAGGCTATGATTGGTACAAAAGTAGATGGAAAATACGGATATATCACTGCTGGCAAAGTTACTGAATTTATTAAAAAATCAAATTCAGAAAAAGACAGACTTATTGCTATCGTTGAGGATATTCGTAATTCAGTAAACACAGATATTATCGACCAAGCACGTGAAGAAATAAAACGTTTGCGTGGCATGGCAGACAGAGAAATTCAAAATGCACAAGATAATATTAATCGTCTACGAAATCTCCTAACACAAGTTGGAGAAATAGACAATACGGATGAGATAACCGCTTTAGTTTTAAAAGTGTCAGAAACGGAACAGACCATCGAAAATCTCTATGATGAGAAATTCGAATTAGAAAGTGAAGTAAGGGCCCTTGAAGCAGAAGTTGGACCAATTAAGTACATTGCAGAATTAGTATATGGGGAAACCACTCCTACTATTATTGATGAAGCAGTACGTTGGTTAATTATTATCTTTATTTTTGTATTCGACCCATTAGCAGTTATTCTATTGATTGCGGCAAACTATAGTTTTGCTAACAGAAACAATCATGAAGGAAGACAGAATGAAATCCTAGACACACTATTTTCAAAATCTGAAAAGAAAACGCTTGACAAAACGACCTCAATGAGCGATAATAGTGATAGTGATTTAGAAGAAGTTATAGAAGAAACTAATGATGTGGAAGAAGTTAAAACAGAAAGCAAAGCAGGTGGCGTGTATTTAGACCCGGCAGAAATTGATTTAAAAAATGTTGATGAAAAATCATTGAAAGAAATTAAATCAAAGGTTGAAAGGGAAATAAATACTAAAGCAGAAAAGAAATCAGGCTGGCTTGATGGTTTGAATAATAACAATTAATAGAGAAAGTATAAAAATTGTCCGATAAAAAAGATTATCATTGTTCATTTTGTGGAAAGCATAAGAATGAAATCAACACCTTAATTGCAGGACCGGCAACGTATATCTGTAACGAGTGTATTGACCTTTGTCATTCTATCGTCCATGAACGTAAGAGCGTAGATAACAAGACAACAGAAGTAAACAGCGATATTCCAACTCCTGAGGATATCAATGAGTTTTTAAATGCTCATGTAATTGGTCAGGATGAAGCTAAAGAAGTTTTGAGTGTTGCTGTTTACAACCACTATAAAAGAATTAATTTACCAGAAGATGATGATGAAGTAGAGTTAGAGAAATCTAACGTAATGATGCTTGGACCAAGTGGTACAGGTAAAACTCTCTTAGGTAAGACTATCGCAAAATTTTTAGATGTTCCTTTCGCACAAGTAGATGCAACTACCCTAACAGAAAGTGGGTATGTAGGTGAAGATGTTGAAAATGTAATACAACGTTTACTTATGGCATCAGACTTTGATATTAAAAAAGCAGAACAAGGTATTATCTATATTGATGAAATCGATAAAAAAGCAAAGAAGGGTGAAAGTATCTCTATCACTAAAGATGTTAGTGGTGAAGGTGTTCAACAAGCCCTATTAAAAATTGTTGAAGGTACGGTTGTACGTGTTCCACCGGGTGGTGGAAGAAAACATCCTGGCGCAGAAATGCTTGAAGTTGATACAAGCAAAATCCTGTTTATTGTCGGCGGCGCCTTTGTTGGTCTTGATAAAGTAATCAAGCGAAGATTAAATGCCAATGGTTCAATTGGCTTCGGCGCAAGAGTTATGGCACAAGACTCGGCAGATGATATGAGAGTATCAGAAGAAGTATTACCAGAAGACGTAATCCGATACGGTATTATACCAGAGTTCATGGGACGTTTTCCAATACTAGTAGGTATCAACGACTTAACTAAAGATGAACTAAGTCGTATATTGACTGAGCCTAAAAACAATCTAATGGCACAATTTAAGAAGATTTTTAAATTAGATGGAGTTGAGTTAAATTTAACTAAAGATGCAATAAATGAGATTTCTGAAATAGCAAAATCAAATAAGACAGGAGCAAGAGGTCTTAGGAGTGTGTTAGAAAAATCACTATTGAAATTACAATTCAAGTTGCCTAAACTTGCTAAACAAGGGCTTGTATCAGTAGAAATTACAGGTGATTTTATTAAACATAACAAAGAACCGATTTTGGTATTTACAGAAGAAATAGGGGAATCAACAGGAACGAATGAAGAAAAACTTTAAGGAAGAACGAGGGCGAAAGCCATTCGTTGTAGCCAATCAACGTATTCGTGCAGATGAATTACGTGTAGTCACAGACACCGGTGAACAACTTGGTGTCTTATCAAAACAAGAAGCACAGCAAAAAGCGGATTCAGAAGGATTAGATTTGATTCTAATTGTTCCAGATGCAAAGCCGCCAGTTGCAAAAATCATTAGTATAAATAAGTACAATTACGAAATCAAAAAACGTGAAAAAGAGAAGGCAAAACTAGCCAGACAAAATTCAGTTGAAGTTAAAGAAGTTAAGTTTAGACCAGCTATAGGTGAGAACGACCTAAAGATGAAACTTAACCAAGTTCAAAAGTTTATTGATAAAGGCAATAAAGTAAAAGTGACAGTACAAATGAGGGGCAGGGAAAATTCTAAGGCAAGTGATGTGTTAGAGTTCTTTAATTCCCAAATCTCTGAGTATTTGAGTAGTTTCAAATACGACCTCCCTCTAAAAACAAACGGGAATAGGATAATAGGTGTAATAATAAAAAATGACTAGTTACAATAATAGTTATAATAAGAATAGACAATATAAATCAAACGATAGAAACGACTTTTCACAAACTAATAAGTCGGGTCTAACAGTAGAAGTAAGAAACGGACAATTTGAAAGAGCATTACGTAAGTTCAAAAAGAAAGTACAAGATGCAGGCATTATACAAGAGGTTCGTGACCGTACTGCTTATGTGAAACCAAGTGAGGTTAAACGTAAAGCACGGGATGCCGGAAAGAAGCGTTGGTATAGAAAACAAAGAACACAAGAATTGGAATAAAAAAAGGCCGCATAAAGCGACCTTTTCATTTCATGATTATTTTGTATTAGAACAAATGATTATCAGAGAATTCTTCAAAGATTGGTTGACTGTCGCTAAAAGAAGACATTTGAGAACCGATAGCAGTTTCGATAGCAGTCATAGTTTCATTGTTTGGATAAACAATAGTAATTTTGCCTTCGAACTTATCAGTAGTCAAATCTTCTTTATACTTAGTATTATCAGTCAAGTCAATTCCGTTATCGGAAAGAATTGTTCTCATTAGTGAATAATATGTATCATAATTATTCTCAGAAATCAGTTGTGCATTATCATCATACTGTTTTACAATATGTGGGTAAAATACTTTGGTTTCTTTAATCATAATAGGTGGCCTCCTAAATGTGTTTGATTATAATGTTATTTATCAAAATATGAACAAAGGATGAATAAATTGAATATAGATTTAGAAAAATTAACACTAAGAGAATTGCAACAAGAAAGCACAAGAGCATTGCTTACTCAGGATGGAACAAGTGTTGGTATCTCAAAATATAACAAAAAAGCACACCACAATAGCCAACTTTGGTATAAAGCAGTACTTGAAGATTATATTGGAAAATATGGTGGATTGCCGCGGGATGCGGGACCATCTAAGGGAATTGAACTTTTTTCAGAAAAACTTGAGAAAAAGACTTGACATTTCCATAAATAATCATTATATTAGTATATATGTACAATAGTGTGCATAAATAACTGTGTAGATTGCTTGATAGGGTCTACACTTTAATCAACTTGCTTAACAAAGGAGTTAACAATGACAAACGGACTATCTATTTTTAACCAGTTACGACCTGTAACTGTAGGCTTTGACAACATGTTTGACCATTTTGAACGTATGTTCGATGGCGATGTTGCAACATTTCAAACCCAAGTAAACTTCCCACCTTACAATATCGTAAAGACTGGAGATTTCACTTATGATGTAGAACTAGCATTAGCTGGATTCTCAAAAGATGATATTACAGTTGACTATGCTGATAACATTTTGACAGTTAAATCTGTTAAGAAAGAAAAATCAGATGATGATAAAGACGGTGTTCTTCACAGAGGTATCTCTAAAAGAATGTTCTCTAAAGCATTCACTATTGCAGATGATGTTGAAGTGAAAGGTGCCGAGTTGAAAGACGGGTTACTGAAAATATCTTTAGAACGTATCGTTCCAGAAGGTAAGAAGCCTCGTAGTATTGAAATCTCATAGTAGAAAATATTACTTCATAAATAGAAGCGAGGTTTCCTCGCTTCTAACCAGATGATAAGGACATTATAATGGCAAAGCACATAACAGTATGGTGTCAACCAAGGTCGGGATCATCTGCATACTGTAATTACTTAAAAACAACTGGACAAGTTAAATCTGATTTAGCACAAGAGATTATGTCTGTACATGGTGCATGGCCGTCGATATGCAAAGAGGAAAATCCCAATACTAATAACTCTGAATATCAAGCAAGTCATCCATTTGATAATGAATTTAAGTGGAAATGTGACAATGAACCAAATAATATTACGCATCATTTAGATAATCATAATGATGAATGGGTTTGGACTGATTGGAAATCTACCGAAAATGGTATTACTCCGTTCTATAATCGAACTATTCCAATGTGGTACATAAAAAATCATTTAGATGGAATAACGAATTTGCTTAAGTTGGCAAGAGTATCCGAGGCAATCAAATTGTATGATTATGATGCTAAACTTAATCCAAGAATTGCATTCGAGGATATCAAGTACGATACCAAACATCACATATTGATTAGAGATCCTTTAGATAATGCACTAAGTGAAATAGTTGCACAACTTACGATGGTTTATCATAAGGCTAGTACAGATGAAACTTCTACATCAATAAGTGAATGCAATATAAGTTTCAATCCAAACATTAAAAGAAAAATGCATCAACCTACTCCATATGAGTGGGTCCATAGATGTTGTGAGATAAACATTAAATTACTGGAAACATTGGGTGATAAAGTAAATAAAATAGTAAAGTATGAAGATATAAACTTTACTGGTAACAAATTTAAGAAGATACATACAAAAGCAGAAAAGATTGCTGTATCAAAGGATATGGAGCACATAGAAGACATGTTAAGTAATTATCAAAAAAGACTTGATTCACTTCTGTAATGGTGCTATAATTCAGATAAATACTTAAAAGATAGTGAGGTAAATAATGCAAGTAAGCAACGAAACAGATACTATTGTTGATGCTACAACAAAAACAGTAATAGAACCGCCAAAGCGTTTCTATGTTGTTATGCACAATGATGATGGTACTCCAATTGAATTCGTTGTGCGATTATTAATCGAATTATACAGGCATGATGAACAGACCGCAGAAGACTTGGCAAACAAAATTCACGTAGATGATAAAGCTATAGTTGGTATGTTTAACTTAGAAATAGCAGAACAAAAGGTGGAAGAGACTCACGGAGCAAGTAGGGCGCATGGTTACCCATTGACGGTAACATTAGAACCGGCGGACTAAACAAGTCTGCCCCAACCGAGACTCACAATGACCACATACAAATTTTTACAATACAATACAGACAGCCTGCGATTAGGTTGGGATGTATTAGAAAGACAAGTCGAAAAAGCAGACATAATATTATTACAGCGTTTTCCAAAAGAAGAACAAAAGAAACTATGCAATATAATTGATAGAGTTTTTATAACAGATAGTGTAGGACCGAATCAATTAAGTTTAGTAATAGGAAAAACTGAAAAAGTTTCTTCCATAGGTAGTTTGGAAACAATCACTTTACCAAGCCAACAACTTATTACTGCAATCGCTAATCCATGGCAAGGATGTACAGCGTTGAAGGGAGTAATAGGATCAGTTAATATCATATCAGTACTTCCTTGTTTTCCAGAAATAACAGGCGAGTATCCTGTATTACAAGAAGATTCGATAAAGGATGTAAAATTTCTATTAGAAAAATATAAGGATAGTGAAACGATAATTGCAGGAGACTTCCATATGGCGCCGAATAAAGAAATGGATGACATGCTAAAAGAATATGGATTTACCAGTTATTTAGATAATTATGACACATTTAAATCTAGGGAAGGTATGATGAATTTAGATAGATTAATTTCTAATTTTGCTATTGACATTTCAGATATAATAGTGCATAATACAGATATAGATATAGAACAAGGACATTTTCCTATATCCTATACATTAAATTGGGATACGGCAAAGACTAAAAAATCGAGGACATAAATGAATCTAAAAATCTTAAACGAACTGGATAGAATTCTAAAAAGTAATCCAAGTTTGCAATCAGACAAGAATACATTCTGCCAAGTTGTCAATGGTGTATTTGATATTGAACTAAGTCAAATCAATGATACAGAAATACATGCATTAGCAGAACAGATTGATAGAGCAGTGTTATCAAACTATTTTAGTAAAGTTTGGCAACCCGAAACAAAGAAATACAAATACAGTGGACTAGCTATTATTGATGAAGTCAATAGTATGAATCCAGATAATGTAGTTGATATTGGTTGTGGGTATAACGAGTTCAAAGGTAAGATTAAAAATCTAATTGGCATCGATCCATATAATGATAGAGCGGATGTATGTGTACACACATTAGATTATAACCCGGAT